GGCGCCGCCTGGTCGTAGCCGGGCAGGCGCCGGTAACGACCGCCAGCGAGGGCGGGCAGCATCGACCGCGGAATCGCCTCCCAGTTGGACGGGTCGGTGTTGAGCCGGTCGCCGTCCAGGCATTTCAGGCACTGGTCCTTTGGGACAGGGCCGTTGGTCTTTTCCCAGAGCCAGACGTGCTTATGGACGTAGCGCCGCTCGTAGCCGGTGTGAGGGTTCGTCTCCTCGACGCTGATCTCGACATAGCCGTCCGAGTTCACGCGCTCATGGCCGGCGAACTTGGTGTTGTGCGGAAGCTGACCTTTCTTGAACTGCGAGCGCTGCGCGTTCGGATGGCGACCGCCGACACCCGGCGGGCAGGTCTTGCCCTTGTTCTGGGAGACTTGACCCGGCGCGAACTGACCGGTGCGCCCGGTCTTCCAGCCATGACGCTTGCGCGTGCCGTTGAGGGCGACTGCCGACAGGTCGTGGCGGGCGAAGGTCGCAACGAAGGCGCTGTGGTACTGCGCGATGGGCAGCGTGCAGTTGTCGCGCAGCCATGCAATCTCGGCAGCGCTGTAACTTCTGAGACGCCCGGCCGTGCGACCCTTGGCGCGGCCGACCTTCCAGCCCCGGCGCTTGCGGAGGCCATGTAGATGCCCGGCGGTCAAATCTTCGCGCGGGAAGGCGGCGATGAAGGCCCGGAGATAGTCGCTGATGACCAGCGACCGGTTGGCCTCCAGCCACGCCATTTCCTCGGCGCTGTAGGTTATCGCGCAGCCCTTCATTCGGTGGGCGCCTTCAACATGGTCAGCATCGGGCGCATCCGCTCGTGCTGGGCCAGGATCGCCACGGCCTTGAGCTGGAGATCGGCGTTGCGCACGATCTGCTCGGAGACATGGACGATGGCGCCGGTCCACTCGACTTCCTGCGCGATCTGCTCGGGCGTCAGATTCTCCTCTGACAGCCGCTCTAGCTGAGCGAAAAGGTGATCGTTGAGGTCGGTGAGCTTGTTCCTCATGCCGCCGCTCCGAAGAGGTCGAGTTGATCCGGGATGAGCGTGTCCAACCACGCGAAGTGCGGCGCCATCTCGCGCTCGCGGCCTGCCCAACGCCGCCGGGCCTCAGCTATCGCCGCCGCCAGGGCTTCGGTCTGGGTGTCCACACCGCGCGGCTCGGGCTGAATGGTCGAGTAGCCAAGTGGGCTTGCAGCGCCCCAACAGTCGCCCCCGCGCTGTTGAAAGCTGAGCGCGTGAAACCAGCGCCCATCGATGGCGCCGACGCGGATGTCAGCCAGACGCCCGTGCTTGTCGCGAAGCTCTAGGCATTCGGCGACCCTGGCGGCGACGAAACGGAACTCAGGACGCCCGCTCACCGCTCCCCCCTCCCAGAAGCCCGCGAGATCGAAGTTTCGACACCCGCGAGGCCAGCAGCGGCCCACGAACGGACCACAGCGACGCCGTCTTCATGGTTGCGATAGGCGTGGAATAGCTCGGCGCAGAAGTCGGCGACTTCGTCTCCAAGGCCAAGGCGATCCCAGAACTTGCGCTGGCCGCCGGTGTCGCAGGAGTTGCCGGCGAGGCGATGGTGCCAGACGCAAAGTGGGCACGCCCTGTGATCCGAAACGCGCGGACCCAGGCCACCCTTGCTCCAGCCCTTGGAGGCGATGGCGACCTTCTGATGAGCCGCCTCGATCGAGCTGTACCCAACGGGCCCCGGTCCCTCGATCAGGCACCCGATGCACGGCAGGTCCTCGTGCAGCCAGGCCAGGAACCCGGCGTCGTGCTGGCGCGGGTCGCGCTTGTTGGGCGCCGCGGACTCGGCCAGTTGCTTGCGGCGCTCCTTCCGTTCAGCGCGGAGGGCGCGGTTGCGCTCGGACTGCGAGCCCTTGGTGATCGCCTTGGCCTGGGCCACGATGTCGCGCTGTTCGGCGGTGAGATGCAGGGTCATGCGCCCACCTCCCGCTCCGCCGCATCGCGGGCGGCGTTCAGTTCAGCCATCGCGCCCTCGGAACCGCCCTTGTCCGGGTGGCGGATCTGGGCGAGGCGGCGGAGGGCGGCGCGGACGTCGCCGATCCCAGCATCCCGGCTCAGTTCTAGGACATCGCGCCACGAGCGCGGCGCAGGAGCGGCCAAGGCGGCGAAGGCCTGCAGCGTCTCAGCCGCAGTAGCGACGCCATGACGGGTGATCGCCCGCGTCGCCTCGATGTGCGCCGCGATCGCTGCGAGGTTCTGGGCGACCTTGTCGTAGACGTCGCACGCCATGGCGTAGGGCTTGCCGCCGATCTGGAAGTAGAGACACACGCCGGGGTCTGCGGGCTCGCCCTGACCGCTCTTGGGCAGGCCGTCGAGCCGCAGGGCCACGTTGGACGAGATCAGCCCGTAGGTGCCACCCAGGCGGGCCACCTCGGCCATGGCGCGGGTGATCGCCTCCTTCATGGTGATCGTCCGGCCGCTGGCAGAGAACTTGCCGCGACGACGACGATCCCATGAGGTGCGCGGCTTGTGCGCTGGCCAGGCCAGCGGGAAGCGGGAAGGGGCCTCACCCACGAACCACCCCCGCCGCCACATGCGTCAGGCAAATCGAGCCGCGCGCTCCGCCGGTGACGTAGACGACCGGGGTGTGGCCGCCCATGATCTCGGCCGGGAACCGGACCTGGGCCGGCTTCGGGTTCTCGCCGATCAGGCCGGTGTAGACCGTGATCGTGTCGCCGGGCTTGTGGCGGGCGTTGAACCGGTCGCAGGCGGCTTGCATCTGGGCGGGGGATTGGCGGGCCGGGCGGGTCATGCCGACTCCTTCTGGCACTCTAGGGTGGAAGGGGTGACGGCGGCGGGCGCATCCGGGTCGCGAAGCTCAACGCCGTTCTGAGCGCACCACGCCTCGATCATCGTCATCAGCTCGTTGACCTCGGCGACCGACATGCGGGAGGTGTGCATCCCGAGCAGGACAAAGCCGCCGTTTAAGCCAGGCACGACGTCCAGGCCGTGGTTGGCGCTGCGCAGTGCGGCGGTGAAGATGTCCTTCCATGCCTCCACGGTGCGCTTGGTCTTGCTGCCCGGAGGCCACTCGACCTGACGCGAGATGTCGGTGATCATGGCGTGGAGACGCGAGTTTTGCGGAAGGGACCGGCGTGGCGGCTCGAAGGACACGACGGAGCCGACCGGCGCCCGCTCCACCAATTGGTGCGCTTGCAGACGCCGGGTTTGGCCCGAAAGGATGACGGTCGGCCCGGTCATCGTCAGGCTGCCGTTGGTTCGTTGACGATGACGAGGCCGGGAAGGGTGCGCTTGCCAGCCTGGATGTCTTGGCGCGCCAGAACCAGTGCCGCTTCGACCATCGCCGGGAAGTTGGTCGTGTAGTAGTGGCGCAGCAGGGCGGTTTCGCCCCTCATCGCGTCATCGCCCTCGCCGACCGGCACGAAGCCTTGAATGACCCAGCGGTCGCGCAGGCTCAGCGCTCGGCCATAGCCGGTGGACTGCGGACGGGCGTTCTCGGTGCGTGTGGCGACACGGTTCAGGCGCGACGCTTCCTGGATGGCCTCCTCGGCCTCCTCGGCCGCGCCTAAGTCACCAGTCTCGCGGGCCTCTTCGACCAAGATCCGGGCGGCGGTGGCGGCCTTTTCCGCCTCCAGCCGCAAGCGCTCGACCTCGGCAAGGCGGATTGTCTCCAGCGCGGCCAGCCATTTGGCCGACACCGCCTTGAGCGCCGGGATGGCCAGCTTGGTCTTCCCCTTCATCGCCTTGGTGTCGGCGATCAGAGGCGCATACTTGGCCTGGACAGCGTTGGCGGCGTCGTCGTGCGGCTTCTTCTCCAGAGCGCGGGACGCATCGGCGGCGGTCTCGGCCTCCTGCATCTTGCGCAGCAGTTCCTGGACCTTGTCGGCCTGCTCCTGGGTCTCGATGGCGGTGCCGTCGATCCAGTTCTTGGCCTCAAGGAACAGGTCCTCGATGTTGGCCTTGTGGGCGTCGAACGGCGAAACCTCGGGCTTGGTCTCCTCCGGCGGATTATTGGCGCCGATCGCGTGGCGCTCGTCCAGAGCGAGGGCGGCGGTCATGCGAAGGCCTCCTCGGCGGCGACTTCACGGACGGCAGTGTCCGCATGGCTGGCGCGGCCGCGCTTCCACATCGCCATCAGGTGCGCGCGGTCCTCCTTCGACATCTGCTCGACGGCGGCCTTGTTCTTGGCGCCCCAATCGTCGTAGTCGGCCACCGAGCGGCACATGATCAGCGTGGCTTCACCCGCGACCACGGCGGCGGATCTCGGCGGCGGCGCGACGGCGACGTTGGCCTGCGTCTTGTCGTAGAGGGCGAGGCCGAAGGGATTGCCGAAGGTCATCAGTGCGCGCTTCATCGCGTCGCTCTCGGCCTCCTTGATCGCGCTTTCGATCGCATCGCCGAGGCCGGCGGGGTTGGCCATGCCCGACCCGAAGCCGGTGCCCTCGCGCATGGTGGCTCCGTCGTTCGTGTGGACCGTGATCCGGACCTTCGCGAGGTAGCCGACGCGCCACTGATTGTATGGTCCGCTGTCGCCCTTCAGCTCGACGAGGTCACGGTTGGTTTCCGTCAGCAGGACAGTTTCGCGGTCCCACATATCGAAGCCGAAAATGCGATTGGCCTCGTCGATGGCGTGCCATGCTTCGATATACGAAAGCTCTTTGCCGCCCTGCTTGCGGGTCCGCACCTTGGCGCGATCGAGGGGACCCGTCAGGGCGTCGAATTGTTCGGCAGTGAAGGCCATTAGGCGGTTTCCCTGATCTGGCGTTCCAGGCGGGCGGCGGCGGTGCGCTTGGCGCGGGCTTCGTCGGCCCGGTGTTGCGCGTCCAGCCTCTTGGCGTCGGCGCGGGCTGCGGCGGCGGCGAGGGCCTTGAACTCGCGGCTGATGGTCGGCGTCATGCGACGCGCTCCGCTTGGGCCCTGGCGGCTTCTGCCTCGGCGTATTGCTCGTTGTTGATGGCGATCTGGGCGGCCATGGCGGCGACCGTTTCGGCGTCCTCGGCGTCGCCCTTGTCGGCCAGCTTGGCGTGCGCGTTCACGAGGTGGTTGTGCGGACAGGTCGCGATCTCGACGTCGCACTTGCGCGAGTTGGACCAGAAGTGGGTGGCGCTCATGATTGGGTCTCCTTCAGCACCGCCAGCCGATCGGCATAGGCGGCTCGAATGGTTGATTTCGTCGGGTCAGGGAGGCTCGCCAGGGCCTTGGCGTGGTCGCGGCCCCAGTCGGCCAGGGTCGTCACGTCGGGGCATAGCGACAGGCAGAGGCGCGCCATGGCGATCACTTCCTCCACAGGGTGGAAGTGGGGGTTTCAGGGTTCATCCCGGGGCTGCTGACAGGCCCGTCTTGACCCTTCGGGCCATCGGCTAGCCGGTCCAGGTACTCGCGCACGTTCACTTTCGGCCGCGACGACACCGGGGCAAACGAAGACCGCACCGCATCGCTTTGCTCGATGCCCTTGTTGATCTCGGCGGCGCGCTCTTCCGGCGTTAGGAACGCCCAGCGCTCGCCAGGAAAGACGCGGAAGTTCTGAGCGCGCGACAGGTGCGTGACCAACCGTTCGAACTCTACGCCACCAGATCCGTCGCCGACGGCGCACATGGCCAGCCGACGACCTTTGCAGTCCTCGCCAAGAAGCGAGGAGACGGGCTGGCTCTGGGATGAACTATCGCTCATCAGCCGCGCCTCCACTGGCCGGCGAGCATCAGCCGCAGCCAGGTCAGGAAGTCCCGGCGCGGCCCGCGTTCGATGTCGGCGCGGATGTCGTCAAACGACGTGCCGGGGATGGGGGAGAGAACTTGAGCCATGGTCAGGCCTCCGGTTCAGGGTTGTTCAGGGCGTACGGAGCGCTCATCGACAGGAGCCTGCTCTCCAGGCCTCCCGGGGCGCGCTCGAAGGTCGCGAAGCAGAAGGACAGGGGCGTGAAGCTCTGGACGCGGGCCGCCATCTGCGTAGCGACAGCGACGTCCCAGCTTTCGATGGGCGCCTGCTCGAGCTCCGACGCCGTGGCGCCGAGGAAGATGACGTAGTGGGTGCGGATGACGTCGGTCGGGGCCATCTAAGCGGCCTCCGACTTCGGCGGAGCCGTGAATTCGAGGACGGTATCGCCCTCGTTCAGCGGCCCGGCGAACTTCCACGAGTTGTGGTTCTCGATGACGCGGTCGTAGCCGTTGCCGCGCATGTTGCTGATCAGGATGCGGTCGCGCTCGTCGCCGCGCGCCTCGACCTCGGACAACGTCAAGACCGTGCCGCCGAGGTAATAGAGACCACTGGTCGCCGAGGTTTTGCTGTCCAGATCGTCCGCGCCGCGCGAGCGGGTCGAGAAACGGAAGGCGTAGGGCGTGGCGCCGTAACGTTCGCTGACAGTCAGGGCCAGCGCCTTGGCGGCCTCGATGTCCCAGGCCTCGATAGGCTGCTGGGTCTGCTCCGACACGAAGGTACCGGGGCTGTAGAAGGTGACGAAGTGGGCTTGCACGGTGGTGTTCATCACGCTTGCTCCCGGTCGAGGGGACGCGCAGCCCCTTCCGCTCGACTGTGACCGACGCCGCTAGGGGCGGCTGCGCTCGGTGAAGGGTTCCCACGGTGCGCCTGGGCCAAAGCCTGAGCGGCACGGAGCTGTTCATGGGCAAGGTCGTAGACCCAGCAGTGGGCGCGAGGAGCGTCCAAGCAGGCCCGGCGGATGCGGACCCCGGCCCGGGTGACGGTGAACTCGCTCAGCGGGCGGCCGAGGAAGTGGACCGAGCCGGAGTCCGCGGTGAAGAGGAGGGGGTGGAAGGCAGTGGGCATTACGCAGCCCTCCCCATTTCCGGCCGATGGCCTGAAGCCCCGAGAGCGATGGTCCGCAGAGCCGAAGTCAGGGCGTTAGCCTGGGCCTGAAGCTCATTGGCGCGGCTTTCGGCCTTGGCCACGAGGTCGGGCAGATCGGCGTTCCGCGTGGCGAGGTGGCGCCAGTCAGCGGCGCGCCATGACAGGGCGTCACGCTGAGCGACGAGAGCGGAGAAGTTGGGGCGGGTCATTCGCCACTCCTCTTGCTATGCTTGGCGAGGTAGCCTTGGGCGAACACCTGAAGGGCGTCGCCAACTCCGGCGAGAAGCAGCGGGATGCCAATCAGCAAACCAAGGCCGACGAGGATGAACAAGGGAGTCGCGTCGCCGGTCATGCCGTAGCTCCCGCGAAGCGCAGGCGGCGCAGTTCCGCTTCAAGGTTCTGGATGCGGACCAGCACGATGCGGTTGCCGCGCGCGGGGCCGGGGAGATTGCTCAGCCTGTCGATTTCGGCGCGTATTTCGGCGGCCCTGACGCGCTGCTTGTTGGCCTTGGAGGCGCTCATGCCGTAGCTCCCTGGATGGTGGAGAGAGCGGCGCGGATGGCGCACAAGGCGCTCGTGTCGCAGGGGCGCATCCACTGCGGATGATCTCGCTCCACCTCGGTCAGTGAGGCCTCCACAGAGCGAGCGGCTTCCACCAGCCCATCGCGCTGGGCGACTAGCTCGACTTGGTCGGCAAGGATGGTGTCGACAGCGTCGGCCACACCCGCGAGGCCAAGGCCCAGGGACGCCTGCCCAACCGTTTGCCCGTTCGGCAGGAAGGCCTGCACAATGTTGGGCCGCACGTATTGCCGGATGATCCGCGCATACCGCTCGCGCGTCGCCTTCTCAGCCAATGCCTTGAGCGCTTCTATGTCGATGGGAGAGGTCATGCCGAGGGATCCGACTTGGAAGAGAGGGCGAACCCAAACAGCAGGAAGCCGAAGAAGCTGAAGCTGGACATCCAGCCACCAGCGGACCCGCTGTGAAGCGCGAGCCCAAAGCCCACTCCGACCATGACGGAGAGGATTGAGGAGCCCGCATAGAGGGCAATGATGCGAAGGCCGCTCATTGCGCACCACCAGAGGTGAGGGCGGCCATCTCGATCTTGGCTTTTTCGGTGAGCGCGCTGATGATTGCCGTCTGCGTCGCGATGTGCGCCTCGATGATCGGAGCGGCGAGCGCGAACGGGACGTTGAACAGCCGGTGTCCGTTTTCGCCGCTCGGCACGCCGAGTTGGAGGCCGTGCTGGACGCGACCGAAGGCGTCACGGATATCGGAGCCGGTGTGGCGGCTCATCGTTTCGCGGACGTCGGCCAACAGCTTTTCAGCCGTCTCAACCTCGCGGTAGGCCAGGGCGATATCCATGGCCGTTTGCTTGGAAATGTTCATGCTCAGGCCGCCTTCACTTGAGCGACGCGAGCCTTGCGGAACTCATACGAGACACCGCCGTCAGTCAGGGGATGCTCGATCGCCTCTACCGAGGCGGGCAGGCTCTGGACGATCCGGCCCATTTGCGCGGCGGCCGACAGGAACTCCAGGATCGGGCCGTCGTACTTCACGAAGCGCGGGCACTTGCGGCTCAGAGCTTCCTTGGCCGAGGCGCGGCAAGCTTCGGTGGAAACCGGCGCCAGCATCGCTTGCGCGGCGGCTTCTAGATCGGAGGGGTGGGCGGCGGGTTGCACTGGGTGCGCTCCTGTCTGGTGACAGGCCCAATCTACATGGGGTGTTGGTCAATGCAAGTAGAAAAGCGACACCCGGTGTCGGTCATGCCGCCGCCAGCGCCATGGGGTGTTGCCACTATGGCAATACCCGCCGACAGAATGGAGTCGCGCTGAACACGGCAGTGCTGGCTTGCAGTCAGTTCGCCGGAGTGCAGATCTTCGGCACGAGCGCGGCTAGCTCCAGGTCGCCCGCCTTCATCGCCAGGCTCAGGGCCTCGGAGCATTGGTGCTTGTCGGTCAGTTCACCAACCTGGCCTATCAACGCTTGGCGTTGTCGAGCTGCGTACGCCGCTTGCTCGCGATCTGCCTGCGCCGCCCGTTGGCGCTGAAGCTGCTCGATCATGCGTCGGTCGGCTTCGCCCTGGGCGTTCGCTTTATCGCGAGCGGCAGTGAACGCTCCAAAGCCAGTCGGCTGGGTTGGGCGGCAGACCCAACGGCCCGCTTCCCAACCGCATGAACTGCCGGTGTCCTGAGCGGTGGCGGCCAGCGGCGCCATAAAGAGCCAAGCCGCGAGAAGAGTGGCGGCGGGTCTGATCACGCGGCTCTCGTTTTCTCGGCCGCAAAAATCAGCATGGCGCTCTTGGCCCGCTCACGTTCGGATTCGGGGACAAGCGCCCACAGCGCTAGGATAGAGTTGGGGTCTGGCGGCAGCAGATCGGCCCAGTGAATATTCAGGGCCGCCGCAGCTTCCTGCAGAAACTCCTGCGTCCAGTTCTGCTTGCCCTTTTCGATCCGGCCAATGGTGACGCCGGTCATGCCGGTCAGTTCGCCCAGGCGCTCCTGACTCATCCCCAGCCGATCGCGAGCCGCCTTAAGTTGCAGCGGCAATGGCTTGTGCTTTGGCTTGCCGGCCTTGTTCCCCATGAAGCCAAGGCTACCGCAGGCCGGTTTCGGGGTCTCTAACACCCCATGTCGCTTTCTCGCTGCTGCCTATTGCCTTGGAGCCAACACCCGGTGTAGGTTCTGACCATGACCCTTGCATCATGGCTTTCCGAAACCAAGACATCGAAGGCGGCGCTCGGCCGCCGCGTTGGCGTCAGTGGCGAGCATATCGCCAGGATCGCGAAGGGAGAGCCGAGCGTGTCGCTGGCCCTAGCTCTGGCCATCCACCGCGAAACAGGGGTTAAGGTCGGCCACCTCGCCGACGCGTCCGACCGCGACATAAAGGCGGTTGCGCGCGTCCTGGGTGAGCGCGCCGCATGACCTACGCCAGCGGCGCCTTGCATCTGTGCGGACACAGCCCACAGCGGGCCTTTAGGAGCGCTTGCACGTTCTCGCAGCCGGTCCTGGTCGCGCCGATGGTCGCCGTTCGTGGCGCTGACGCGAGAGGCAGCTTCGCCTGCTCGAAAGTCCGGTTCAGCTCGTGCATCCCTTTGCGGCATTCCTTCCCGCTGCGCCCGATCAATGCGACCAGCGCAACGTCGAGCAGAAAAAACGCCTCCCGTGGATCGAATGGCTGCAAGGTTCTGCCCCCGTCTGATTGTCCCCGGGACAACGGTACGCTCGGAACCGTGGCGCTCACCCGACATATTGTGTCGGCGGTGACCATTCGCGGCGATGTGTCGCACGCTGGCGAAACGCGCGGTCAAGCTTACCGCCCAAAGTCCCACGGACGGCATTAGCCATGGTCCCGGGGCGTCACGAAATTCCGTCGTCCGGCGCGCGCAACGCCCCCCCAAGGCGCGCCCTGGCGGTGTGCGGCCTGTATGAATGGCTGGCCGCCACCAACGGCCCTCAGGCAGCATCCCCCCGTCGCCTGAGGGCCACCCTTTCGAACGCACGCGCGACAAACCCGGTTCTCCCTCCTGGGTCCAAGCGTGCGGGGGCTGGTCAGGCCAGAACCGTCGTGGCCAGCCCCGAACTCCATGCCGCCCCGGTGTCTTCACCGGACGAAGGCCGGACGCGTCCGCAAGGCCGGTCCAGATTGTCTCAAAGCGCAGCCGGGACCAGCGGTCACGCCATACTGCGCAATGGGCCGGAAGTCCGGCAACCCCATTCCGACCAATCGGAAACCCGCCTCGCGCCGGGTCTGCGCGGAGAGGAACACCAACATGCTGAATCAATCCACGGGCGCGAGCAATTCGGCCGAGGTCGGCGAGCCGCCGCTGTCGATGCGTCTGGAGAACCTTCTGAGCCTGGCCGGCGAATCCCTGAACGTGGCTCGCACGATCGACGGCCGCACGTTCGGCTTCCCGCCGTCCGCCAACGTGTCGACGGACGGGGCCAAGCTGCAGGCCGTGCGCGTCAACTCCGTCGAGAACACGATCTACGACCTGTCGCAGACCCTCGGCGAGCTGCACAGCACGCTGCATGGACTGAACAACCGCATCTGATCGTCGGCCCCCATCCTGACACGACGAAGCGCACGGCAGGTTGGCGCCTGCCGTGCTGTTTCGAACTTCCGTCATCGTCATTGGCTCTCGACAAGCCCTTCCAGCAACAAGCCCATTCCGAGGGCTCGCTGGTGCGCGGCGGACTTCAACAGTCCTGCGGCGCAGTCCGGCTGACGCTCAGCCGTTTTCTCGCTTCTCACAGCAGTTACAAGGTGGCGCAGGGCCTTCGTAAAGGTCTCGTCTGCGGCCACGAACATCATCGGGTCTCCGTTGCGCCCCCGTCCCTGAAGGCAGTCACACCATGACAGCCATGACAGGGGATTTCGTGCCTGCCGATCTGCAACTCTTCGACCTTGGGCTTGGCCAGACGATGGCTGAGTTGGTCCGTCAACGCTATCCGCGCGACACCGCCAAGCATGTCGCCCGCGCCTGGATGATCGACGCCAGCACCGCTGCAAACGTTGTCCGGGGCCACTGCTCCGAACGCACCCTGACCAAGGCCTTCAAGGCTGAGGGTTGGGCCCTGATCGCCGCCATGGGCGCGGTGATCACCGGCGAGTCTTACGCCCAATACGAAGAGCGAAAGCTCCAATCCATCATCGAGGAGGGCGCCCGTGCCCGTGAGAACCTTGTTCGCCTTCACGCGCGCCGTGAAGCGCTGGAGTCGCGCGCCGCTGACCTTCTCGATGCTCTGGATCGGCCGCTGGCTGATGGCGAGCGGAACGGCGAGCGCCGCACTTGGCGAGAAGCTGACCAACCGAGCCATCGCTCGCCTCGCCGCAAATCGTCGGCCCGCAAAGCCTGACGCCTAACCCACGACGCCAAGCGCCGGGGCGATGACCGGGGCATGAATAGGGGGCCGATATGCCCGAGTTTCACTGGCCGCAGATCACCTGGATCGTGCTCGCCTTCATCGCCCTGTTCGTCAATGGCGCCTGCCACGGCGAGCCGCGCAAGGACAAGTACAACGGCTTCCTGTCCTTCATCAGCGTCGGCTTCATGGCTTGGCTGCTTTGGTGCGGCGGCTTCTTCGGCGGGGCCGCGTGATGATCACGACCATCTTCGTCGCCGGCGCGCTTCTGGCGGGATCGGGGACTCTCAGCGCTGCATTCTGCACCGCAAGCATCCGTGGGCACCTGGTCTTTGTGGCCCAGGTCCTGACCGGCGGCGTCCTTATGACCGCAGCCGTCCTGCTGGAGCGAGCCGCGTGATGGCCGGCGCCGTCGTCCCCCCGGTAGCGCCTGTGTCGCCCAAACTGAGCGGCGGCGCGGCCGATTTTTCGGCCAAGCCTGGAGCGTGGGTCAAACCCCTCCGTAGCGCCGAACGCACTAAGCCGCGTTTCGGTTTCCATGCGGCAAAGCGCCCCGGCAACGTGACGCTCAGCCAGCGGGGGAAGATCTGGCTGGCGGTCGTCATCTACTGCGCTGCCGTCTGGTCGGCCGGTATCTGGGTCTGGGTCGATCTCTACAAGGGGTCGGGCCAATGATCGTCTGGGCCGTCGTCTACGCCCTCGGCTGCGTCTGCGCCTGGGCGATCCTGCTGCTGATGAACTACGGGACCGGCGATGCCGACCTCAAGTTCTCCGGAACCGAGGTTGTGTGGCTCGGCATCGGCTGGCCTTTCGTCATCCTGACGTTGGTCGGGGTGGAGATCTACTGCTGGACCAAGGGGAGGGCGTCATGAGCGGCTTCGGCATCGAACTAGGCGTGGACATCGTGGCCGCGAAAGTTCCCTTCCGGCCGGGCGTGTACCCCTCGCTGGAAATCGAGTTCCGTCGGGACTTCGTCTACCCAGACTCCGACGAGTACTTGTTCGAGCGACGAGGCCCTCTCTGGTTCGCCAAACACCCCACCGGCCTAGTCCGGTTCTATTCACACCCCGGTGACGGCAAAGATCACGGCGGATATGGCGGCTCCGAGTTCTGCCTGCACATGACCGACGGGAGCACACAGGTGCTCAAGGGCCCATGGAGTTCCAATAGCTCCGCGATGAATGCGGCCGGGTTTTTGCCCTCCCAGCACTGCACCTTCACCGGCGCCAAGCAGGGCTACCGGCTCGCGGGCCACATCACCCGCGAAATGTGGCTGGCCATAGTCAAGCATTTCGATGTCGCGGTTTGCATTTGGGCCGCCGAGGACGGCCACGACTGGTCGCTGACACAAGTGGCCGAGGGCTATCGTGATCGCCGCTATGTTCGCCGTGTCGATCCAGCCTTCGAGCTTGAGCGGGTGTCGGCATGACCCCGCGCCCCGAACCCACCGATCAACAGCTCGTCGCCCGCGCCGCCGCCAAGGACACGACGATCTACGCCCGTACCCACGCGCAGATCAGCGCCAACATCCACGCCAGGCTCTTTGCCGAGGTCGGCCACCTCACCGGTCGGCGGAAGGTGAGGGCGCAATGATCACCTTCAGCCTTCCGTTCCCGCCCGCCGCCAACAACCTCTTCGTCAACGGTCCGGCCGGCCGCTTTATCTCACCTCGCTACAAGGCCTGGCGGACCGATGCCGGTTGGATGGTCCCAAAAGCCGCCAAGGGCGCCGTGCCGGGTTACTTCCGCGCCGTGCTGACCTTCGACAGGCCTGACCGCCGCAAGCGCGACCTCGACAACCTGCTCAAAGCCCCGATGGACCTGCTCAAGACCATGGGCGTCATCCTGGATGACAGGCTTGCCGAGCGCCTAACGACCGAATGGGCCACGCCCTTCACTGCTCCAGTTTTCCAGCCAATCCCGATGGTGAAAATCGCCATCGAGCCTTTGACCGAGGCCAAGCCATGATCACGATCGACATCGCCCAAATGCACCGGACCCGCGCACCCTATGCTGGCCCGTCCTTCCGCCGCAACGACAACGACCGTCGGCCGGCCCGACCCGTCATCCGACCGAACGACTCGCCGGGCTCGCTTGAGGAGCGCCAGCGCCTCGCCGCCGCCCGCCTCGAGGCCGCCACTCGCCGCCGTTACCCCACGGGCGACTTCGAAGCCAACCGTTTGGAGCGGATCAAGCACGAGACCCGGGCCCTGCTTGTGGCGGTGGCCGACCTGACCGCGCCCGCCAACCTGCGGACCGTGGCCAATATCGCCATGGTTCCGGCCGACCGCGCCTCGACCCTGATGGTCGCCCTCTATGACGACGGGCTGATCTCCAAGGACCGGGTCCCCAACGGTAAGGGCGGCCGAGAGGTTCATGTCGCGATCACCGAGGCGGGGCGCTCCAAGCTGTCGGAGGATGGCCAATGACCGGCGCCCTCAACCACGGCGTATTCAACTGGTCGGACGAAGCTGTGACGCGCCTGAAAGCCATGCGGCTCGGGCGCGAAAGCTCCAGCACCATCGCCTCGGCCCTATCCCGCGAGTTCGGAACCCCTTTGAGCCGCAGCGCTGTCATCGGGAAGCTCCATCGCCTGGGCATCAAGTACGAGGCCGCGCAGCGCAAGCAGGCCATCGCCAGCGGCGGGCGTTCAGGTCGTCAGATCCAGTCCATGCGCCAGGCCAAGGACCGCGCCAACCAAGCCAGGATCGCCCACCCTCTGAAGGTTGTTCACATGCGACTCTTCTCCAACACCGACGACATCGCAATCTCGCCCCGCACGATCTCGGACCCGCTGTTTGGCGGATGCCGCTGGCCGACCGATCTCACCGCGCCCAATGGCGAAGCGATGTTCTGCTGCAATGGCCGGGGATCGCTCCGTCCCTACTGCGAGCCGCACATGGTCCGCGCGTTCCAGGCGACCCGCCCGGCGGACGTGAAAACCCATGAAGCAGCCCTGCTGGCGCAACGTCGGGCTCAAGCCGCCGCCGAGGGCCGCCAGGGCTTCAGCTACGCGAGAGCGGCGTCATGAGCCAGTTCGTCTACACCCCGCGCGAGCCCGCGATTGGGCGCCACACCCTTGTCGGACCCGACCCGGTCGCTCTGCTTCGCGACGAGGGCCTGCGCCGGCGCTACATTCAGGTCTACGGCGTCGAGACCGCCGACCGCATCTATCTGAACCAAGACGCTGTCGCCCGGGCCGATCTGGCCGCGTGGAGAGCCTTCGGGCGCACTCGTGATCGTGTGTCAGCATGAACCGCGGCGCCCACGCCATCAACGCCGCCGACAACCGCATGGACCGGGACGCTGAGAAGGCGCGCCAAGCCGAGGCGGATCTCCTGACGGCCCAAGCTGTCGCCAGCACGCTCCACGGCCTGCTGGGGGGCCTGACGCCCGCCCGCGCCACCAAGACCGCCCTAGCCCTGGCTGACGGCGCTCTGGACGCCTACGCGGCCCATACTGACGGCCCGATGGCTGCTGCCTGGTGCGGCAAGAAGGCCGGTCAGCTCTGCGGGGCCCTCCCGTCGTCCAGCTACTCCCGGCGGGCCATCTCTCGCGAGTCCGCTGAACGGCTGTTCGCGGCTAATGACGGGGAGGGGGCATGAGCTGTCCTCGCTGCGCCGAGCTGGAGGTCCGCATTCGCCGGATGGAATCTGAACTTCGGGCCGAACGCGGCGCTCGCATCGTTCCTGAGTTGGCGATCCGTCTAGGCATTGGTGGTCAGTCCGCCCGCGTCTTGGCCGCGCTATATCAGGCCAACGGCCGAGTTCTGCGAAGAGAGTTTCTGCAAGACCACGTGATGCCGAGCGTCCAATCTGAGCCCTGCAGCACCAAGCATCTCGACGTCACCATTCTGCGGATCCGCAAGGCGGCGGGCTTTGGCGCGGTTCAGACCCACACCGGCCTCGGCTATTCGATCACCTCGCTTGGCCAATTGGTCTGCGAAGAGGCGCTCGAGCGTCGGGCGGCAGCCGCATGACCGGCTCATACACCTTCACCGTCGCCCGCGTCATGCCCGGCGAGGCTGACCTTCGCCAGCGCATCGTCTTGCGCGAGGTCCCCGGCACGTTCGGCTGGAAAGGCCCCGTCTTGGCCGAGGGCGACAAGCTCGCTCTGACGCCTGACGGCAAGATCGAAAGGGTCGCCGGATGACCGCCCCCATCATGCCCGAGAGGGCGCGGAAGATCGTCGACAAGATCGCTCAACGCCACGGCTTCTTTGCCGACGAAATCATGGGCGGCGACCTTGACGATGACGCCTGCGCTGCCAGGCGCGAGGTCTACGCATCGCTAATGGTCAACTATTCCGCTGGCCTGATCGGCACTTGGTTTGGTCGCCCGTTGTGCGTGATTGCGCGCGGAGCGGCCCGCTTTCGCAAGTCGGTAGGCGCAGATCCTTTCAATCCTTATCGGCCAATGATCACGCTTCCGCGTTCGATGTCGCGCCCGCCGGCCGCGCCTGTTGTCGAACGACGCCTGCGCCCATCCAAGGACAGCATCACCGCAACTGTCGCAGATACGCATGGCGTCACCGTGCAGGCTCTGAAAGGCCAGGACTGCTGCAGGGCGATCAGCCGACCCCGTCAGCACTGCATGTGGACGTTGGCGCAAGCTGGATATTCGAGGTCCGAAATAGGTCGTCACCTCGGGGGGCGTGATCCAACGACGGTGCTCCACGGCGTCCGCGCCCATGCCGCCCGCATCACCGCCGAGTGGCCTGAAAGGGAGGCTGCGTGAGCAAGCCCCTAACCCCTCCGGACTGCGACCTGCAGGACTTCCCCTACATGCCGCTGCATGTTGCCCGCCTGCGCGATAGCGACCTTGCCGGCGAGGAGAGCGCCGAGGCGTGCTGGTATGCCGTTCTTCTATGGGCGGCATCGTGGCATCAGATTCCTGCCGCATCACTGCCAAACAACGAAGCGATCCTGACCAAGCTGCTCGGGTTGGGCAAAGACGTACGCACCTTCCGTAAGCACCGCGCCGCCGCGCTGCGTGGGTTCATCAAATGCGACGACGGCCGCCTTTACCATCCGGTGGTTGCTGAGCAGGCGCTGACTGCCTGGGACGGCAAGCTGCACCAGCGCTGGCGCACCGAATGCGCGCGGATCAAGAAGCAAAATCAACGCACGGAGAGCAACGATCTGCTCCCGACATTCGATGAGTTCATGCAGGCCAGTGGCTTTCATGTCCTCGATCCGGGTCCCGCTTGTGTCCCTGGGGACATCGCAAAATGTCCCTCGGGAAATGAGGTCCAAGAGAAAGGGATAGGGAAAGAGATACCTTTAGTTGGTGTTGTAAGCGCGGGCGCGAACGATCCGGACGACTGGCCTGAAGGCAAGGCGACAGATCACGCCAAGCTCCTGTCGGCTATAGACCCGCACCTGGACCCGGCGAAATGCCAAGGCCTTGTGACCTCCCTCGGTGAGGTCGCCCGCTGGCGCCAGATCGGCGCGTCCTGGGATCTCGATATTATTCCCGCCGTGGTTCACCGCGCCAGCCGCCGCAACGCGCCCACCGCCGCGACCTGGAAATTCTTTTCACCCGCCATCGAGCGCTCGCTAGCCGACCGCAACCGCCCGTCGGCCCCCATCGACTTGGAGCACCCACATGAACGAGCTCGTACCACAACGCCCCGCCAAGCCGCTTTCGTTGGCGGACTGTCGGATATCGACCGGGCTATGGCGGAGGCTTGCGAGCGACCACCCGGCCGACCATGAGTTGGAGGCCATCGTCGCTGATCCGGTGCTTCACGCCGAAGCCAAGGCGTCGGTCTCCGTGCTGACCGCCGTCGCCGAACCATGCGGTGAACAGGCCGTCCGCCAAGCGCTTCAGCCGTTGGTCCTGGTCTATGGCCAGAGCGAGGCGGCGAAGACGAGCGCTTACTGGCGGGTCTATTTCCAGCAACTCGCCGGGTTCCCGCTGGAGGCTCTGCGCCAAGCCTGTGACGACTACGCCGGGGGCGCGAACGCTGAGTTTTTCCCCAAGCCAGGCCCGCTAAAGGCTCTCGCGGCCAAGCGCGCCATTCCGATCTACAAGGCCCGCGACAGGGCAAGGCGCGTCGCTGGGATGCTGGCCGCGCCCAAGTTATCTCCCGTCGACGTGGAGACGCGCCGCGAACAGGTCGCTGAGTTGCTGGCCGGCTTCTCGCGCCAACCCAAAACGCCGCAGGCCTCGGCCAAGTAATTCGACAGCACCAATATCACGACAATGTTACGCAACCGCCAAGCTGATCTATGACGGACGGCTAGAACCAGGGTAAAGTTCTCTCAAAGGAAATCGCCATGACTGATTTGCGTCTGGAGTTTGCTGACCGAGGTTCCCGGTGACCGGCGCTGAGCGCATATACTGGACCGGCTTTGGCCTGGCCGTCCGCGACACCCTGGAGGTCTGCGGGCTCGTCGGCTCGATCGCGGCTCAGATGGCCAGCGCCTCCGGACGCCCGGTCAAATTCACCGACTTCAGGGCGGTGTCCAAGGGCGTCGCCGAACCGCTCGCGCCCAACAGCGTCGTGGTGAGCATCTGCCATCTGCGAGAGGCCCTGCGAGATGTTGGCCTGGATGTGGTGGTCGAGACCGTGAAGGGGACGTATGGCGAGGCTGATCGATCCTATCGCCTCGACGAAGCCTCAGCCGCTCGGCTGGTGGCCTGGGTGGAGGCTCGCGCCGCATGACCTCCGCCCTCAAGCGCACTGAGTCCGCGGCGCCCCGTCAATCGCTCTGGTCGCGGATCGCGGCCTTCGTTCGGAGGGTGGTGGGATGAGTGGTTGGCAATCCATCGAAAGTGCGCCGCGAGAGATCCGCAAGGGCAACGCGGTCTACGGCGAACTAATCTACGCCCTGATCCCCTACAACCCGCCGTCTTGGACGATCGCTTGGTGGGACACCCACTACGGGTGTTTCGACCACGTCGGCAGCGACGGCCCGCACGACATCCAGCCCACCCATTGGATGGAACTTGCCGCACCGCCTGCGCCGCCCACCTAGCACATCAACCATCAAGTCGGGGAAAGACATGATCCTGCCAACCCTCTTGACGATCAGCGCCTACGCCAAGGAGGCGGACGGCAAGCCACTTTCGAAGGCTGAGATCGAAGCTCAGGCCGACTGGATGGTCCGTTGCAAGCGGTTCATGGCTACGTTCAGCGAGTTCGCCAAGGCTAACGGAATCCGACCAATCGAACAGTGCGAGGCCAGCGTTTCACGGCCTGCGAAAACCGAGGAGCCAGCTTAGTGCAAGTTTTTGAAGGAGCCAGGGGTGGTCTGATCAAGGCCTGGATCGATGGTGTCCAGCTTGAGGACTCCGCGCGCGCTCAGCTCGACAACATCGCGGCCATGCCGTTCATCCACAAGCACGTCGCCATCATGCCGGATGTTCACTGGGGCATGGGCGCGACGATTGGCTCGGTGATCCCGACGAAGGGCGCCATCATTCCGGCCGCCGTCGGCGTCGACCTGGGATGCGGCATGATGGCCGTGCGAACCACCCTGACCGCCTCGGACCTGCCGGACAACCTGCTTGGCCTCCGAACGGCGATCGAGGAGCGCATTCCGCACGGCAGGACGGACAACGGCGGCGAGAACGACCGAGGCGCTTGGGGAGATCGGGTGCCGGCTGTGCCGATGGATCTATTCGCCGAGCTAGGCAAGATCACGGCTAAGCACCCGAAGCTGGCCCAAGCCGAGCGGCGAGCCTCGCACCACGTCGGCACGCTCGGGACCGGAAACCACTTCGTCGAGGTCTGCCTGGACGAGAACGACGCTGTCTGGATCATGCTGCACAGCGGATCGCGCGGCATCGGCAACCGGATCGGTTCGTATTTCATCGAACTGGCCAAGCAGGACATGCGCCGCTGGTTCATCAATCTGCCTGACCAAGACCTCGCCTATTTCCCTGAGGGCTCCGAGCATTTCGGCGACTACATGGGGGCCGTGGCGTGGGCTCAGCGCTTTGCCAGGCTGAACCGCGAGACCATGATGACCGCCGCCCTGGAGGCGCTGTCCGTCACCGTGCCCAAGCGCTTCACCTGTGACTGCGAGGCGGTGAACTGCCACCACAACTACGTCGCCCATGAACGCCACTTCGGGTCAGACGTTCTCGTGACCCGCAAGGGTGCCGTCCGCATCACGCCGACCGATCTGGGGATCATCCCGGGTTCGATGGGCGCCAAGTCGTTCATCGTGCGCGGCATCGACGGTAAGGCGGCGGCCGACGCGCTGTGTTCGTGCTCTCACGGCGCGGGGCGGGCCATGTCCCGAGCCGAGGCGAAGCGGCGGTTCACCTTGGAGGACCACGCACTGGCGACCGCCGGCGTCGAATGCCGCAAGGACGCGGAGGTCATCGACGAGACGCCCGCCGCCTACAAAGACATCGACGCCGTGATGGCGGCCCAGGCGGATCACGTCGAGATCGTCCACACGCTCAAGCAAGTGGTTTGCGTGAAGGGATGACCCCGCTCGAAACAGCAGCCCTCGACCGCTGGAGAGAACGGGAACTAACCTATCCCAAGTTCGCCCGCCGCATGACGCCGGACGCACTGGACATGGTGACGGGAGCTTGGGCGCTGAACGTCGCCGCGACACGAAGGGAAATGGCCGATGGATGACGTTTTCAACGGGGCGCTTAAGCCCGACCGCATCATCCTGACGACCGGTATCAACTGCTACACGAGCTCGGCCCTGACCGATTTCGAGCAGCAATTCAGCTTCGACGGAACGACGTGGCGGGTTCGCCATCGCCGCAATGGCCGCCGCTGGTGCAAGTGGCGCGTCTCCCCTCCATACAGATCGTTCCCCGGACCGTGGGCGCCACTACCGGAGAACACCAATGACTGAAGACGCCAAGGTCACTCTGTGGAATGAGCCATGGTCGCCGCTGTCGATCCCGCGATCCGGGCCGCCGAGGGCCCGTCGGGCGGGCAACGGCGACCTCGTTATCGCCAATGTCGGCATCTGCGATGTGAGGTTCTTCGGGGACGGCAGCGCGGTTCGGACCACGAGCGGTTCTGATCGTCCGACGGTGATCACCCATTTCCCGCCTGACGCCCAGCAAGGAGAAGACCAATGACCGATGCCCCTGAGTCCCCGGAGAAAAACGTCGTCGCGGTTCAAATGGTCGACGGAAAGGCCACCGTGACCACTCAGGGCGATCCCTCGCCGGACGCGCTCGAGGCCGGGCAGAGGCTAGCCGCCATCGTTCAGGCCTTCGCGCCGACCGCTACTGCAGGAGGCACCGATGGGTGACGCTCCAACAAGGCCCGGCTTCTACTGGATCAAGCTTCCTGAGATGGGATATCCTAATTGGACCGTGGCTGAACTTCGCAGCGGAGATGGCTCCGGTCCCGAGTGGCACCTCATCGGGGCGCTGTTCTCGGTCGACGCCGATGACCTTCCGGGGGACGGGGTCGGCTCCAGGGTCGAGCCGCCCAATGACTGATCCCATCACCCCCGAGAAGCTGCGAGAACTGGCCAAAGTGCTGGAGAGGGCAATCGAGGACGAAGACGCGGGCTACTGCTACGCCAGTCACGGCGCCGATGTCTGCGTCAGAGACGACGGCATGGCATTGGCGAAGTTGGTTGTCGCCACCCTGTTTCCCGTCAACCCAGCCAAGGAGGGCTGAGCCGTGACCTGCGCACATGAGCAAGTCGCCGAGACCGAGCCTTTCCGCGCTTTCCACGCCGAACACGGCTGGGAACCCTACGTTTACGTCGGTGACGGCTACAAGGTCATGGCGTTTCGTCGGGCCGATAAGGCGGGTCACGTCGTGCCGAGCCAAGACGGCGAACGCTGGTGGCCTAGCTGGTCGCACCCGTACCTTTGCGGCCGGGCCGGGTGGCATCACAACGCCTTTGGCGCTTACTCGTCCAAGGAGTCCGCCGCGATGGCATTTGACCAAGTCTATGACCTGGAACGGATCGCTGGAAACCTGGACCGGATGACGCGGGAAGACGCCGACCTCATTCGCGCCGAGCATCCTGGCGAGCCTTCACCAACTGGCCAAATCACCTGATAATCCTGCCAAATGGCATAGCGGAGACGACCGATGGCCGAGCCTGTCTTATGGCCGAAGCTTTGCCCGATCGGCGTCCGGGGCGATGAGCCGCTGGAATGGATGGGCGATCTGCTGGGCACCGTCGGCATTCGTGAAGCGGTCTTGCGCGGCATTGTGGCGGTCGAGAGGGCCCGCGAGCTTTACGCCGATCCTGACGACTGCCAGTTCGACCAGCGAACAATGGCTTGGTCGGCCGCGAACCAGTGGAAGGAGACCGCCTGATGGCCCGTAAGCGCCGCAAGCAGATGACGCCGCAGGAAATCGCGCTTCAGCTCGCCGAGCGCCGCGCCGCTGACCGTGAAGCCGCCCGTCGGCTGGAGTATGGGGTCAACGACGAGGCCCTGGCCCTGCCGGCCAACGACGAGGTTCGCGTGGTCCGCGACAAGCGCAAGGGCGGGGTGCAGACCGCGCACCGTGACGACGTGTTCGACCGGCTGCTCCGAGCCGATGGCCAGATGCGCGCGATCCGCCGCCTAGAGCAGGACATCGCCGAGCAGCGGGGCGAGACCTACCGCGAGGGCCAGCGGGTCCACGTCGATAGCTGCCAGTTCCCCCCTGGCCAGAACTTCAACCAGGCCCAGATCAACGCCGGCAAGCGCGTCGCCGTGGTGAAGGCGAAGCTGGGTGCGCGGTGCTGGATTCTGCTGCATGACCTCCTCCAGCGTTCTGAGGTCGGTTTTCCGGCCAACGACGGCATGACGGAAGGTGAGGCGCACCGCCAGCGCGTAGAGCGCAAGGACAGCAACCCATTCGACTGGCGCCGTGTCGTGCTCCACCTGACGGGGGAGGTGAACGAGCAGGCCCAGGGCGCCCGCGTCCGCGCCGCCTGCGCAGACCTCGCCGATGTTTATGCCGATATCGACCACGCTGGACGGTCCAGCACGAAATCGGCCCATGTTGTGGCAGCGTAAGAAAACGCACACCACCCCTTGACCGATTAACCGAGAAATGGGACAAACGTTAAGAGGCGCTTCGCGCGTCTGACCGCCCCGACCCTCACCGGCCGGGGCGTTGTCGTTTGTGGCTTACCGGATCGGTTTGGACTGGTGTTTATCGGTTGGCCGATCCGTCCACCCCATTTCCCCTTCGCCCAACACCTGACGCGCTTGGTCGACCAAGATCCTCCTGGCCCGACGTCAGTTACCGGCGGAGACCCCGGCGTGCGGTCAGGACGATAGGCGCCGGGACCTCATTCTAATCAGCGCCCAACGCGGGCTGATCGGCGCGAGCGAACCTGCCGCGCCGTCGAACGAACCCCGGACATCAACATGGAATCCGCCACCCTCAAGGCGACCGATGACTATTCGGCGTCGAAGGCCACCCATCCGCGCGTCTCGCTCGCGGATATGGAGGGCAAGATCGCCAAGGCCCACTACATCACCGCTGGCTCGGCCCTGGACGCGCTCGGCCACCCGCTGACCACCGACAGCCCCTTCCTGACGCTGACCATCTGCCTGCTGGAAATGCAGAACGGCTTCACGATCATCGGCAAGTCGGCACCGGCCAGCCCCGAGAACTTCGACCTCGATAAGGGCAAGCGCTTCGCCTACGAGGACGCCATCAAGCAGCTCTGGCCGCTGGAAGGCTACGCCCTCCGCGAACGCCTCGCCGCTTAACCCCATTCCGCCCCGAGCCCGACAGCCGACACACCCTGTGCTTATGGCTAGACCCTGGCGCGCTTGATCGCGGCCGGGGCGGAAACCCGACGAGGTACGGCATGCGCGAGATCGACACCGGCTGGATTAGCACCGAGACCTTCATCGGCGACGGCGGCACCACCGTCTAGCCCATGACCGCCAAGCTCTACGCCTTCCCATCTGGTGAGCAAATCGGAGGGCGGACGATGAGCGGAGGGGTTCTGGTCTGCGCCGTGGTCGTGAGTTTCGCCGCCGTGATCCTCGCCATCTACTGCCAGACTCGATAGGCCACGCATGAACGCCAGCAGCCCAAAGCTAGCCGACTTGGACGTGCATGTGGCGGCGCTCCGAGCCGCGCTCCCAGGCTGGCGGGTCAAGGCGTGTGTCTTTGCCAACTCCTACGGTGAGGCCTACGGCGACGGGTACGGCGTAGCGATCGAGAACATCGCTGATCAGGCGGCGGGAGCTGCTGTCCGCCGGGCGGGAAAGCGCTTTTCCGACGCTAGTCACACCTCGCCGCAGTCTTTGACCGATGGGCTCGTGGCTTGGGTCGGCGAACTGGGGCTCGACGCATGAACGCTCGCAAGGCCTCGGCCCTCGCCACCGTCAGCCGTGGCGCCATGATGCAAGCCATCACGCCTGGCCGGATCAAGATCACCGACAAGAACCGAGCCCCGCGCACCTACGAGGAGCAAGCGGCCATGAAGTTCGCCGCGCTCCTTGAGCGCACCGGCGCGACGCTGGACTGATGGACGTGCTGAGCGCCGAGGGCCTGCGGCAATACTGGGCCGCCGATTTCCAGCGCGAAATGCGCAAGCGCGGCCAGCCGCCCAAGCCGGTCTATCTGCCGCCCAGTCTCTACAGCGAAGCAGAGCGCCGAGGCTACGACATGAGTGGCTATGAGCGTCAGCTCCCGATGCCGGCGGGTCCGCGATGAGGATCACGGTCTTCTCTCGTGGCGGCATGAGCGCATACGGCGCTGACGCTTACGACCCCCACACCAACGAGGTGGTCATCAGCGCCAGGGACGGAGAGACCGTCGCCCTGGCGGTTGAATACGCCTCGGCCCCGACGAGCCCCACGAAGACCGGCGACGGCATCAGCGCCACCACACCCGCCATAAGCGGCAACACCATCACCACGACGCTCTCGGGCATCACGGACGGCGGATCGATCGACATCACCGCTACTGTAGGCGGAGAGGTCAAGACCATCAGGATCCGTGGCCGCTCGCCGGACGAGACGGAGCGGTATCCGTGCTGAGGATCACATGCCAGCCCTGACCAACGCTAAGCACGAGCGGTTCGCTCAGTGCCTCGCCAAGGGCATGACGGCGACCGAGGCGTACACGGAGGCCGGTTACGCCCCAAACGACGGCAACTGCATCCGTCTGAAAGGGAATGAAAGGATCGGAAAGCGGGTTGCCGAGATTCAGGAGCAGGCCGCTATCCGCGTCGGCATCTCGGTCGCGAGCATCACTGAGCGCCTGCTGGCCATCGCCGCGAAGGCTGAGGCCAAAGACGAGGCGCCGATGCTGTCGGTTGCTCGCGCAAGCCTGATGGACGCCGCCAAGCTCAATGGCCTGGTGGTCGAGAGGGCGGAACATAGCGGCCCGAACGGTGGCCCGATCCGAACCGAGGCTAAGCCCGACCTCTCGCGCCTGACGAGGGCTGAACGTGATCAACTTCGAGGAATTGTCCGACGCGCTACTGGCGAACCCGAAGGCGACGTGGAGGGCACTTGACTGCGCTGACGCCCGCGAGAGCCTGGATGACTTCTGCGCCATCATCGAGATACCCGGCGCGCCGATCGAAGAGGACGACGACGAGGACGGGGTTTCGTTCAAGGCGCTGAGCCGCCCGCCCGCCAAGCACCACAAGCTGCTGAACGAGAAGCTGGAGGCCGTCGAGCGCGGGGATATCCGCCGCCTGATGGTGTTCATGCCGCCCGGCAGCGCCAAGAGCACGTACGCCAGCGTCGTCTTTCCCGTGTGGTTCATGGGGCGCAAGAAGCGGCGCAACGTCATTGCCGCGACCTACGCTAGCGACCTGGCCCGGAAGATCGGCCGGCGGGCCCGCTCCATCGTTCGCCAGCCTGCCTATTCGGAGGTTTTCGACACCACGCTCTCGAATGAGGTGGGCGCCGCAGACGAGTGGGCGCTGACCAACGAGAACGAGTTCATGGGCGGCGGCATCCTTTCGGGGATCACCGGCAACCGTGCTGACCTGATCATCGTGGACGACCCGATCAAGGGGCGCCAGGAGGCCGACAGCGAGACGACCCGGAAGAAGACGCGGGCGGCCTTCGACGATGACCTGAAGACCCGCCTGAAGCCCGGCGGTCGCATCGTCATCATCCAGACGCGCTGGCACGAAGAGGACTTGGCCGGATCCATTCTGCCGGTGGACTACGACGGCGAGACGGGCTGGGTTCAGGGCAGGGACGGCGAGCGCTGGTATGTGCTGTGCATCCCCGCCGAAGCGACGAAGATCGATGACCCGCTAGGCCGCAAGCCTGGCGAGATGCTTTGGCCGGAATGGTTCGACGAAACCCACTGGTCGGCGTTCCGCAACAATCCCCGGACGTGGTCGGCGCTCTATCAGCAGTCACCGAGTCCGGCCGAGGGCACGTACTTCAAGCGCGAGTGGTTCCACCGGTTTACCGAGCGGCCCAAGCACTTCAACGTCTACATGACCAGCGACCACGCCCCGGGCGGCGGGTCGGGTAACGACTTCAACGTTTTCCGTATCTGGGGCGTCGATCAGAACCAGCACGTCTGGCTTCTGGACGGGTTTCGGGAGCAATGCACCATCGACGCAGCGATGGGGATCAGGTTCGACGAACAGACCAGCGAGACCAGCGTCGCCAATCGCGGGGGCCTGGCGCTGATCCGGCGCTGGAAGCCGCTCTGCTGGTTTCCTGAAGACGACAACAACTGGAAATCTGCCAAGCCTTTCGTGGTCGCGGCCATGAGGCGAACGCGGACGTACTGCCGGATCGAGGCGCTGTCCACCGCTGGCGGCGACAAGCCCACGAAGGCTCAGCCGTTCCAGGCCAAGGCGTCGATGGGCGAGGTTCACCTGCCCGAGGGACCGATCGGCGACGCGATCCTGGATCAGTACCTGAAGTTCCCGGCCGGCAAGAACGACGACGAAGTGGACGCTGCGGCGAACATCGGGCGGGCCATCGACATGGCGCACCCAGCGATTGCTCCGGTCGTGGTCAAGCCCAAGCCCCGCGACATGTGGGACCACGAAGAGCCTGCCGACGACGACTGGAAGACGCAGTGAGGGAGACGGCATGAACGCTGTTGTCGTCTACGATCCCGGCCAGCAGGCGCAAGCAGAGCCCGAGGACAACCTCTCCACGCTGATCGACTACTACACCACGGCGGAAGAGGCCTCGCACAAGGCGCGTGAGAAGGCCGAGCGCGACCGGGACTACGTCGACAACAAGCAACTGACGGAAGCTGAGATCAACGCGCTGCGCAAGCGCGGCCAGCCGCCCATCAGCTTCAACGTGATCCGCAGCCGGGCCAACTTCCTGTCGGGCCTGGAGAAGAAGCAGCGCCGCGACCCGAAGGCCTGGCCAAGGAACAACCCGGACGACCTGGGCGCCGCGGAGGCCTTCACCTCTGGCATGCGCTACGTCGTGGACCGCGCCGACTACTCGACCGGCCGTTCGCAGTGCTGGAAGAACATCGTCATCGAGGGCTTCGGCGGGCTGGAGTGGGCCGCCGTCACCAAGCGCAACGGCGATGTGGAGTTCACCTGCAAGCGCATCCCGTGGGATCGCCTGTTCTGCGACCCGCACAGTTCCGAGCCGGACTACTCCGACGCGGCCTATGTCGGCCAGGTCATGTGGCTGGACTACGACGAGGCGCTGAACCGCGCCGTGTCGGCTGGCGCAGATGAGGATCGGGCCCGGAAGATCCTGGACACGACGCTGTCGTCCGCACCGCAGATGGCCCGCACCTACGACGACAAGCCCAAGTGGACCATCTGGGCCGACGGCAAGCGCAAGCGCGTCCGCCTGGTCATGATCTGGTGCAAGCACAAGGGCGAGTGGACCTACACCGAGTTCACCAAGGGCGGGAAGCTGCTTGAGGCCGTCGCGCCGTATGTGGACGAGGACGGCGAGAGCTACTGCCCGTGGATCCTGGAGTCGGCCAACGTCGACCGGGACAACAACCGGTACGGCGAGGTTCGCCACCTCATCGACCCGCAGGACGAGATCAACAAGCGCCGCTCCAAGGCGCTGCACCAGTCGGTGAGCCGGGGCGTGATTGCCTCGGAGGGGGCGGTTGCCGACGTCAACAAGGCCCGCCGCGAGCTCGCCAAGCCGGACTTCTACATCGAGGTCACACCGGGCGCGGAGAAGTTCGAGATCGTCGACGGCCAGCAGCTCGTCGCCGGCCAAGCCGCGCTCCTGCAGGACGCCATGAACTACGTGGCCCAAGCCGGGGCCAACGACGCCCTGCGCGGGACCGGATCGACCACCACGCAATCGGGGCGAGCCATTGAGGCTCAGCAAGCCGGCGGTCTGGTCGAGTTCGGGGATTTGGGCGACGTGCTGCGCCGGATGGACACGCGTTCGTTCCGCACGATCGCCAACATGATCAAGCAGTTCTGGACCGCCGAGAAGTGGATCCGTGTCACCGATGACGAGATGGCGCCTCAATGGGCCGGCCTGAACGTGCCGAAGGTGGACGAAGAGACCGGCCAGCCGATGGTCAACGAATACGGCGAGCCCGAGCTGGACAACAACGTCGCCGAGCTCGACGTCGACATCATCGTTTCCGACGCGCCGGACTCCGTCACCCTGGAGGGCGAGAACTATCAGGCCTTCGTTGACCTGATGGCCTCGAACCTGCCGCCGCCGATGCTGAAGCTGGCGATCGAGATGAACCCGTCGCTGAGCGCCAAGCGCAAGAAGCAGATGATCGACCTGCTGGAGCAACTGGCCCAGCCGCCGGAGCAGCCTCAGGACCCGATGGCCGAGCAGATGAAGGCCCTCGCGCTGGCCAAGGGCGAGGCCGAGGTCGAGAACACACACGCCGACACGGCCAACAAGAAGGCCTCGGCGTTCAAGTCCGTCGCGACTGGCGAGGCGTCTCTGCGCTCGTCGGAGCCGCAGTACGAGGAAGTTTACGGCGAAGAAGCCCCGATGGGTGAGCCGCAAATCGGGCCTGGCCCCGAACCCCATCCCGCCCAAACGGCGTAAGTGTTGCGACGGTTGCAGGAGACGACTCTGCTTTAGGTGCGCTTGCCTAGGTGCGCACTCCGATCCGACCGGCCAACCAAAAGGACACTGAGGAGACTGTACGGGGCCGGAAGCCGTCGCTGCCGGTCATATTCGCAAGGAAGTCCTCGTCCTTCTCGCAACGCCAACACAATACCACGGCCAAGCCGTGCAACCAATCCCGCCTCCACGGCGTGATCCGACCGCTCCGGTACGAGCGAGGCAGGGCCTAGCCCGCTAAGGGCGGGCGAACACCCGAACATGACCGACACGACCATTCCGGACGCTCCCGCGCCCGAGGCTCAAGACCTGCGCTCTCTGTCCGACATCATCGGTCGTCCGAACGACGACATGCATGTGCCGGAAGCTGGCGCCAGTCACGAGCAACCCCCGGCCCCGGCTCCCGCCGTTGCCGAACCCAACGCCCCGCCCGCGCCCAAGGTGGAGACTGCCGCTCCGGCTCCGGCCAGTGTCGCGGCGGAAAATCCGGACCTCGCGGCCAAGCCCGAGGCCCAACAGCCCTTCTGGTACCGTAAGGAGATCAAGAAGGAGCGCGACCGTGCTTCGGCACTGGAACGCGAGAACGCCGAGCTGCGCGGTGCCCGCCAGCAGCAACCCCAAACCCGAGCGCCCGACCCGCTGGAGTCCCCCGATCAGTTCGCGGGCTACATCGATCAGCGCCTGGAGACGCAGCGCCTCGTCGACCGCCTTGAGCGATCGGAAGAGCGTCTGTCGGACAAACTGGGCGACGCTGTCGTGGATGAGGTCCGCGAATGGCTCACCACCCGTCCTGACCTCGAGCAGTGGGCCATGGGTCAACGCGACCCCTGGAAGGCTGCGCACCAGCAATTCACCAAGGAAAAGCTGGCCGCTGAGATCGGCGACGACCCCAACACCTGGCGTGAACAGGAGCGTGAGCGCCTGCGCCAAGAAATTCTGGCCGAGCAAGCCCGCGACACGCGGCACGAACCCGCCCCCCGGCCGGCGATGAACCCCAACCGAGCCGCCCCGCCGCCGCCGTCCTCGACGGTTCGCAGCGCAGCGCCTCGCGACGACGCAGGCCGGTTCGCCGGTCCCGCGCCTCTGAAAACCATCCTCAGGAACCCCTGACCCTGACGCCGGCCGAGCCGCGCGGGGTCTCTCCAGATAAGGAAACCATGCCATGGCGGATTCCCGCGCGGCTACCGGTCTGACCGTCCAACAGTGGGACGAGGACTTTTTCGTCGAGTACATCCAGGAGAACCAATTCTCGGGCCTCTACGGCACCGACGAGAACTCGGTCATTCAGATCAAGGAAAACCTGACCAAGAAGAAGGGCGACACCGTTACCTTCGCCTTCCTGGATCGCCTGACCAACGCGGCCACGACCGGCTCCAACGTCCTCGAAGGCAACGAAGAGGATCTGACCAGCCGTTCCCACCCGGTGACGGTCAACAAGCGCCGTAACGCGGTGCGCACGTCGGAGATGGAAGAGCAGGCCTCGGCCATCTCGATCCGCGACGCCGCCAAGCCGGCCCTGAAGACTTGGGCCGACGAGAACACCCGCGACACTATCATCGTCGCGCTGGGCTCGATCAACGGCGTCGCCTACGCCTCGGCCTCCGAAGCCGAGAAAGATGCCTGGCTGGTCGACAACGCCGACCGTGTCCTGTTCGGCGCGGCCGTGGCCAACAACTCGGCCAACGACCACAGCGCCTCGCTGGCAAACGTTGACGCCACCAACGACACCCTGACCCGCTCGGCGGTGGACCTGATGAAGCGTCTGGCCACCACGGCGCGTCCGAAGGTCGGCCCGGTGAAGGACCCGGGCAACGGCAAGCGCACCTACATCGCCTACGCCCACCCGTACGCCTTCCGCGACCTGAAGGCGAACCTCGAAGGCGTGATGGACGACACCACGGCCGCTGGTCAGGCCATGAAGCTCTTCGAGGGCGGCGACCTGATGTGGTCGGGCGTCATCATCAAGGAACTGGACGACATGCCGGTCTACACCGGCGTCGGCGCGGCCTCGATCAATGTCGCCCCGGTCTATCTGCTGGGCCGCCAGGCTGTCGGCTACGCCATCGCGCGCCGCTGGCAGTCGCGCACGAAGGAGTTCGACTACGGCGACAAGTACGGCGCCGCCATCGACTCCATCGACGGCTTCGCCAAGCTCCAGCGCGGCACCGGCGCCGGCGACCGCGACGATCTGAAGGACGCCGGCGTCGTGACTGGCTACTTCGCCTGCGTCGCCGACTAGGTCCGCACCTCTCCCCTGAACCTGACGGGCGGCTCTGAATGGGCCGCCCGCGCTTTTTGAAAGGAGCGGCGCAATGGCCGACTTCGACTACCAGCCCTCGACCTTCATCCTGCCGTCCTCGGTCGGTGCCAACGTCGCCACGTTGATCTCCAACTCCGGCACGCTCGCGACCGGCGCCCTGGCCATCAACAAGACCTCTCGCGTGCTCAGCGTGCCCAAGGGCTTCAAGCTTTCGGGCATTCGCCTGCGCGTCGGCGACGGCGACACCGGCACCGCCTGGGTGTTCACTGTCGGCGATGCCGCCGACCCGGACCGCCTGATCACTCTCAGCACCGCCGGTCAGGCCGGCGGCGAGGTCACCGCCCTGGCCGATACTGGCTTCCTGTACGAGTTCACGGCCGACACCGACATCCTGCTCACCACCACCACGGCGGCGACCACGGCTGTCGCCGCAGCCTTCAAGATCGCCCTGACCGGCACGCTGAAGCAGTAACGCGTAGCGGGGCGGGTCTTCGGGTCCGCCCCGACCTCTTTCTCCAGCACAGGAGCGCCCATGCGCGCGAAGTTCATCGGCGACCCGAACAACAACGGCGAGGGTCCGAAAGTCACCACCACCTTGGGCAAGACCTTCCGTCGTGACGCCTGGACGGCGATCGAAGACGAGAAGGTGTTCCTCAAGCTGGAAGGCAACAGCCACTTCCTGACCGAGCGCGCCGCCAACGATGATGCGTCGGAAGCTGAAGCGCCCGAGCTCGAAACCGAGGCCGATCTGGAACGCGAGATCGCCGGTGAAGACGCCGAGCGGCCCGCCATCCTGGCTGAACTCGAAACGCTGGGCGCCGACAAGCCGCACCACAAGACCGGTCTGCCCAGGCTGCGCGAGTTGCTGACCGGCGCCCGCGCTAAGGCCGAAGAAGAAGCCTTCTTCAACGGCGAAGACTAGCGCCACCGAACATCCACCCCGACGGGCCCGCAGCTCACCAGCGCGGGCCTTTTTCATGCCCGGGAGATAGCCCATGCCGCCTCTGGACCTCTTTCGTGGCCACAGCACCAAACCCGTCCTGACGCCTGGCGGTCTTCAGACCATCGCCGCGACGCCGTTCAACCGCCCCGCCGACACCACGGCCTATGCGGCCGGGGATCTAGTCGCCAACAGCACCACGGCAGGCCTCGTGACGGGCCTGATCTTTCCGCTGGCAGTTCGGGGCGCTGGCGAGGCCATTCGTATCGAGCGCCTGCGACTGCGCAAGTCCGGCGCCGTGCTGACCAACGCCAGTTTCCGGGTCTACATCTGCCGCGCCCTGCCGACCCTGAGCGTCGGCGACAACGGCGCCCTGAACGCCTCATCCGTCCTGGCGATCGATGACGTGCAATATGTCGTCGGTTGGTTCGACGTGACCATGGACCGCTCGGCCACTGCCGGCGCGCGCGGTGTGGGCATTCCGAACGCCGGGGCCGCCATCACCATTGCTCCCGTCGCTAGCGGTACCACCCTCTATGGTTTGGTCGAGGCAACGGCGGCCTACACTCCGGCCAGTGGCGAGACCTTCAACGCCACGCTGGAAGGCCAGTGGTCCTAGCATGACGTGGGCCGCGCGCCTTCCGACGCTGGGCGGGCCTCGATACGACGCCGACGCATCCAGGGTGTTCACCGCGTGGTCAACGCAGCCGTCCGACGCCCGCAAGGCCAACATCAACACCAGCATCGTCGCGCTCAAGACCTCCGGGCTCTGGCCAAAGATCGACCGGTTCTATGCCACGGGCAAGGCGCACTCGCAGCAGGCCGCTACGGTCGATTGGAAGACCGGCGCAGTTGCACTGACACTTCGCAACTCGCCCACCTTCGTCGCTGACACCGGCTTTACGAGTGATGGGTCGACGAGTGACGTCGAGGCGAATTTCAACCCGGCCACGGCCGGCGGCAACTTCTCGCTCAACAGCAACGGTCTGTGGATGTGGGTCGGCTCGGTCCCGGTCGCCGCGACCTCGTTCCCGGCCGGCAACCTGAACAACCGGATTGGCCGCAGCACGACTAACAACAACCAGCTCGCCCGCAACACCACGACGACCAACGACAGTAGCGCGACCCCCATCCTGGCCAACACCCTGATCGGCAACACCCGGACCGGCGCGGCCGGTTACGACCTCTTCCAGGGCGGGGTCGTCGTTCAGAACATCGTGCGGGCCTCCAGCGCGCTCAGCAGCGTCAACCTGACGTTCCTGTCGGCGGCGGGGGCTGGATACACGGCTGGGATGTCGCTCCAGGTCGGGATCATCACCGGCGGGCTTACCCCCACTGAAGCCGCCAGCCTCCACACCATCGTCGCTGCCTTCATGGCCGGCGCCTAAGGAGCCCCGCCCATGGCGATGCTGAACCTGTTCATCCTGACCGCCGCCGAGAGCGCTGCAGCGGTAGCCCTGAACGGACCGACCGCGCACATCTATCCTCGACCGGTAGACAACGGCTCTCCGGGCGTCGGTCTGAACCTGAACGACCAGGCTGTGAACTACGCCCCCGGTGCGCCAGTGCCGCTGGTCGGGACCTTCGTCGCCAACAAGCGGATGGTGGACGATCCGGTCTACCTGGAGCAGTGCCCGGCGCTGATCGCCTACCTGCTCACGCTGCCCTTCGCGGCCCTGGAGCCGGAAACGATCTTTCTGCCCGAGATCGAATAGCGCCCGCCCGGGTCCTTCGCCGCCACAACCCAAAGCCAACCCCGCAGCCTCACCGCGCGGGGTTTTTCATGTCCGGAGATGATCAATGACCACCATCGTGACCGAGTTCGGGGCCGTCGATCCGGTCACGGGCGACGTGATGTATCCGCCCCTGCGCGTCACCTCGATCAGCGGGACCGCGAGCGTGACGCTGCTGAAGAAGACCAAGGTCGTGGCCCTGACCACGGACTCGGCGACCGTGACCTTCAATGCCGACGGGCGAACCGCCGTGGCTGCCGACATGGCGCCGCCGTCGCGCGGCTTCTTCCTGCTGCGCTTCGTCCCGCTGCCTCCGACCCAGACCGTCCTGACCTTCGCGAACGCCTAGGCGGAGGCCACCATGCCCAAGATCTACGCTTCCGGTGTTCTCTTGGGCGCCGACGGCCTCAACGCGCAAAGCCCCGGCAACCCGCCATCCCACCCGATCGTGGGGCGTCGCAAGCGGCGAACCGGCCCGCAGTCGGGCGCCGCATCGGTGCTGGGGATGTTCAAGGCGGCCCGCAACGCCACCAAGACCGGCACGACCCACACCATCATCGCGTGCAACGGCTCGTCGATCTTCACGGGCGCCGGCGGCAACCCCTCGGGCACAGGCAACACCAACGCCTTCGAAGGCAACTGGGAAAAGTACCTCGCCGACGACTTCATCGCGGCGGGCTACAACGTCAACCGCGACAGCGTGTGGGGCATTTCGGGCCTGCTCGATGCTACCGCCTATGCGGCGTACAACACCAAGGCCGTCATCGCGGCCGGGTGGATCGCGGGGGGGCAGAACAGCGTCGGCGGCCCGTACTGGCGCAACAGCACCACGACCGGGACCTTCGTGTTCACCCCGGCCCTGAACTGCAACAAGATTGACCTCTTGTTCCCGGGCGGCTCGGGCGTCACCGGCACGATCTCCTACGCCATCGACGGAGGCGCGGCGGTCCAGGTGCCGCTGACCGGCGCGAGCCGGATCATCAAGGTCTCGCTCGACGTCACCCTGGGTCCCCACACCGTCACCATCGCCCGGGTCTCGGGCCTGTGCGCCTTCATCGGCATCGACTGCTACAACACCACGATCGGCCAGGTCCGCATCTGGAACCAAGGCTGGGCCTCGACCACGACGGCGGCCTACGCGGACAACTCCACCTCCTTCGCCGCGCCCAGCATGCTCACCTATCTGGCTGCGGACATCGACCTTCAAGTCATGGCGCTCGGGATCAACGACTGGAGCGCCACGCTCACCGCGCAATACGGCATCGACCTGGCGGTTGTCGGAAACGCCGCGACCTCGGCCGGCGCATCGCAGATCGTCATCGGCGACCACAACATCAACGCCGGTGGCGCGAACCGTACCGCCTACAACGCGGTGGCCGAGGCCTACGCCCTTTCCAAGGGCTCGCCGTACATCGACCAGGGCCTGAACTTCGGCACATACGCGGCGGCCTCGGCTCGCGGCGACATGGATGACGGCGTCCACCCGAGCACCCAGGGCTACCGCCGCTACGCCAACCCGATCTCGGCCCTCGTCTTGGCCGCCTAGTCATGACCGAGAACCACGGAGCGGCACATGCTGAAGGCTGACTTCCGCAAGCTGGTGCTCACCCACCTGACGGTCATCGACGGGACCGAGGATCCCTCGGCGGATGACGCCGCGACCATGGACCTGTTCATCGATGGCGTTCGCGCCGAGTTGCTGGAAAACGGCGTCTGCTGGTGGGGCGAGGACGCCATTCCAACCGCCGTGTCCGTCCCACTAATGCTGGTTGTCGCCGCCCAAGCCGCGTGCAGCTTCGGCAAGGCGGGCAGGGGGCACGAAGCGCAGGAAGACGGCGGCCGCAAACGCCTCAATCGCCTTCGCTCGACCGAGGAGCGCCCGACGACGCAGGTCGAGTACTTCTGATGAGCCGCGAGCTCCTGCAGATCGGCCGAAGCTCCGACAAGGCGCTTTCGCCGGCCGTCTCGATCGAGCGGCTGCTGAACTGCTACATGGAGCAGGCTCCGCAAGGCAAGGTTCCGCAACCGGTCTACGGGACTCCGGGCCTGGTCATCTTCGCCACACTGGGCAGCGGGCCGATCCGGGGAGAGTTGGAAACCGTCGAGACCGCCTATGCCGTGTCGGGGACCGGCCTCTACCGCGTCACCTCGGCTGGTGTGGGAACCCTGCTCGGCACGGTCTCCGGAACCGGCCTGGTCGACATGGCCTCGGATGGGACCACGGTCGTCTGCGTCACCGAGGCGGGCCTGATCTTCGTGTGGAACGGCGCCGCGGTCGTTCAGGTCACGGATCCGGACGCGCCGCTCGCCTCGTCGGTCTCGTGGATCAACGGCATCTACGTCTTCACCGAGAAGGACACCGAGCAGTTCTTCATATCGCCGATGAACGATCCGGACGGCGACTATCAGGCGCTCGACTTCGACAGTTCCGACACGCTGCCGGACAAGCTGGTGCGGACGACCATCCTTGGCCGCACCCTGGCCACCATCGGGCGGCAATCGTTCGAGTTCTGGGCCTACACCGGGGACAGCACCTTTCCGTTCGAGCGCTACGACGACGACCCGGTGACGGTGGGCCAACTTGGGACCTTCGCCGGGATCCAATCGAACGGCGCCTACTACTTCCTGGCCAACGACAAGACGGTGCGCCGCCTGGATGGCCGCACCGCGACGCGCATCAGCACCTACGCCATGGGCCTGATCATCAAGGCCTGGTCGGACCCTGAGGCCACCGTCGTTTCGGCGCACGTCTGGAACGACCACCTGATGATCGTCTTCCGCAATCCGGAAGGCTGCATCGTCTTCGACCAGGCCTCGCAGCTCTGGCATGAGCGCGGGTCCTACGAGTTGGATAGCTGGCGCTGCCGATCGCACATCACTTGCTACGACCGTGAACTGTTCGGCTCGGCCACCGATGGCCGCATCTACGCCTTGGACGCCGACGCCTACGACGAGGCCGGCGAAATCCTGACGTTCGAAATGATCACGCCGTACGCTTGGGCGGGCGGGATGCGCGGTTCGATCAACGAACTGGAAGTGGTGGTCGAGCCGGGTGTGGGAGGCTTGGTTCAGCAGCCCATCATGATCATGGAGCGCACCGAGGACGGCAAGACGTGGAAGGCGCGCAGGGAGCGCTCGATGGGCCGGGCGGGCAACTACCTGCGCCGCGTGCTCTTCGGCCGCCAGGGGGCATCGAGAGGCGCTGCGTTCCGCATCCGGATCACCGACCCAATCAAGCGCGTGCTCCTGGCCATCTTCGCCGATGTCGAGATCGAGCGCTGATGGGCCTGCTTCCGAAACTCAGTTCCCAACAGCGCGCCACCGACCCGGATGGCACGCCGACCCCGGCCTGGTATCGCTATCTGACGGCGCTCGGCTCACTGGTGATCCGCGCCTACTTCCTCGCCACCAGCCAGATCGCCCGCATCCAGGAGGTCAACCTCAAGTCGGACGCGGCGTCGGCTAAGGCCAATCGCGCCCTGAGGCTGGCCCTGCAAAGGTCCGACGGAGAGTGGCGCGAGCGCTTCGCGGCCCTGTCGAGAACCGTTGGGGCTCTCTCCAAGCAAAGCAGCCTGAACCTCCAGTTGGCTCAGCTTCGTGAGCTTGAGACCGCCCGGGCCACGACCCGAAGCACGCGCCGGGTGATCAACGAGATCCAGCGCAACGCGACCAAGATGCAGCAGTTCGAGCGAGAGCTTGAGCTGATCGGCGACGAGCTCGACACCCAGACAACGACGACCGTTCCTGAGGGAACAAACCTCTACTACACCGCCGAGCGGGTCGATGACCGGGTCGCGGCGCTGATCCAGAACGGGACCGGCCTGACCTGGAGCTACAACGATGGCGCCGGAACCTTGACCGGGACCGTCAGCTATCCGCTGCGCACCGGTTGGACCGCCCCAACCGGCACGGCTCAGCGTTCAGGCTTCGCTACCTACACCGCCCCGACGATCGCCCTCGTCTTCGATCCCACGCAAACGCAGTCCATCGCCGATGGCCTCCAAGACGTCTCGCGCACCCTGAAGGCGCTGCTCGACGACCTGCGCACCTCCAACCTTATCGGAACCTGACATGGCAACTGGAACCTATGGCAAGGAGTTCACGCTCGGCGCCAGCGTGGCGGAACTGACCCTCGGCTTGGGGACGAACGAGTCCCTGCTGATCTCCTCGGCCACGATCTGCAACACCGACAGCGTGGCCCGGCTGCTGACCATGCATCTGGCATCTGACGGGGCGGCTGCGGCGACCGGCAACAAGATCGAGAACGTCCGGCCGATCGCGAACGGCGCGGGGATCAACACCGCGCTCTCGGGCAAGTCGGTCAAGAAGGCCGGCAAGCTCTACGCCGGATCCGATGCGGGGTCGGTCATGGTCCTGTCCATCACCGGGTTCGTCGAGGCCGAATGATCCGCCGGGCCGTCGCTGCTGATGTCCCTCGGCTGATCGAACTTGGGGCCAAGCTCCACGCCGTCTCGCCGTTCGCCTTCATCCCATTCGATCCTGAAACAGTCGACGGGCTGATGCGGGCGCTCATCGAAGACGAGGACGCGGCGGTGTTCATCACCGAGGCCGGCGACGGCATGATCGGCGTCAACGCCTATCCGACCCTTCTGAACCGCTCCGTCAGGATCGCTCAGGAAGCCTTCTGGTGGTGCGACGGGCCCGAGGCCCTGGTGCTTCTCGAGGCGGCGAAGCAGTGGGCCGCTCAGCGTGGCTGCGCGGCGATGACCATGGGCGCCCTGGACGATGATCGGATCCGCCTGATGGCGAGGCTCTACCGCCGCATGGGCTTCAACGGCGTCGAACGTTTCTTTCTGGCGAGGCTCTGATGTCGATCCTGTCCTCTTTCCTCGGCTACAAGGCCGCCAAGAACGAGACCAAAGCGGCGACGCAGGCCGGGCAACTGGCCGCAGACGCCGCGAACACCGGCGTTGCCGAGAACGCGCGCCAGTTCGACATCACCCGGTCGTATTACGACCCGATCTACAATGACAGCCGCGCCGCCGCATCATTGTACAACACCGCGCTAGGAATCCAGCCGACCACCACCACGCCGACGGCCCCCGGTCCCACCATGACCGGTGGCGGCGTCGATTACCGCGCCTACGTGGAGGGTTCGCCGGACCTTAAGGCCGAGTTCGGCCGTGTCGCGGCGCAATTCAATGGCGATGAGGCTGCCTACGGCCGCTATCACTGGGACACCTTCGGCAAGAATGAGCCCGGGCGTCAGCTTCCGAGCATGACCGGTGGGACCGCCTCAACCCCGGCCGCTCCCGCGACGCCGACGGCACCGAGCCTGACGCGCGACGGCGTGATCTCGATGGTCAACAACACCCCTGGCTATCAGGCGCAGGTCTCCGAGGGCATCAAGGCCGTCGATCGTGCCGCGCCGCTGCGGGGCGGGATGTACTCTGGCCGCCGGATGAAGGCCCTGGACGACTACGGCCAGCAGACCTTCGGCTCCTACTACCAGAACTGGCTCGACCGCGTCGGCGGCGTAGCGGGAACCGGAACCGGCGCGGCCTCGGGCGTCAGCAACGCTGGCCAAGCGGCGACCACGAGTTCCAACAACCTTCGCATGACCGGCGCCAGCGCTCAGGGCAACGCCAAGCTCAACGCGGCCAACACCTGGTCGGGATTCCTCGGCGACACGGCCGGCAGCATTCAGAACTTCGGGCGCAATCTCATGACGATGGGGGGCTAATATGGGCTTTGAAAGCTTCCTCGGCGCACGAGACAATGCCCTGGCGCGCGGCGACCAAGAGCGCCTGCAGATGACGCAGGACCGGGATGCTCGCAACCAGCGCGAGGTCGGCGGCCTGATGGCCTCGGGCGACTACGCTGGAGCGGCTAAGGCGGCCTATGGCTACGGCGACCTCCGGACTGGCGGTCTCGCCGATCAGCGCGGAGCGGCCGTCGCAGAAACCCAACGCCAGCGCGACGTCGGGGCCAAGATCGGCGCGGGCGACTACCAGGGCGCCCGCCAAGACGCCTATGGCGCTGGTGACTTGGAACTGGGCCAGCACATCGACGGCTGGCTGAAGACCGCCTCCGACGAGCAGAAGGCCACGGCCGAACGTCACGCCCAGGAGCAAGCCAAGATCGCCGTGTTCCTGAAGGGCTTGCCCCCCGAGCAACGCAAGGCCTGGGCGACCGCCAATGCCCCGTCGCTGGCTCAGACCTACGGCGTCGCTCCGGAGCAGATCGCCGCGACCGACCTCTCAGACAACTTCCTCGATCAGCAGGTCATGGAGGCCTCGACCCTGACCGATATGCTGTCTCGGCAGCGTCAAGAACGCCAAGACGCCCTTGCTCGCGAGAAAGAGGCCAACGACGAGCGCCATGCTCGCGCCATGGAAGGCATCGCCGGCCGTAACGCCAGCACCTCCGCCTACAGCGCCCAGACGGGCCGCATGAGCTACGAGCAGCGCAAGAAGGCCGGCGGTTTCGGCACTCCCGGCGCTGGCGGCGGATGGGAGGAAATTGAATGACCGACCAACTTCCTCCTGGCTTTCAAGTCGATCCAGCCCTCTCGCAGCAGATGGGTACGACGGTCGCCGTCAATCCCGCGACCGGCAAGCGCATTCGCTGGAAGGGCGCGACAGTTCCGCAAGGGGCCACGGCGCGTCCGGAGTACGGCGGCAACGCCTACGAGGCCCCGGACGGCTCCATTCTGATGCCAACCAAGAGCGGTGGCGTTCAGGTCATCAAGGGCGGCCAATCGGTCGGCGCCGAGAACCGCACCCGCTTGGCGCTTTCCCTCGATCCGATGATCAAGGCGCAAGTGCGCATGACCGCCTCCGAGAAGAGCGGCGTCAACCCTTACAATCGCGATTGGGGCGCCCGTATGCTCGAGGCTATCCCGTTCGATGGTGGAGCAGTCGCCCGCACCGTCGGCGGTCAAGATTATCAGGACTATGAGCAGGCCGCCCGCACCTACGAGGCCAGCATCATGCCGCTGTTCTCCGGTGCGGCCGTCAGCCCTTCAGAAGCTCAGCGCATGATCCGTGCCGATCTACCGCAGATGGGCGACACGCCCGAAACTCTGCGCAAGAAGGCTGAGAATCGCCAGATGCGAATTACCGAAGCTGCCAAGCTGATGGGCCGGGACGATCCGTTCGCGCCAGGCGCCTCCGAGGACAACCCGATCGATCTGTCCAAGGGGCAGCCGCGTAGTGGGATCGCCAGGAAGACCTTCTATCGCGACCCTCAAGGCAACGTGCGCCGGAACGACAATGGCGACGCGGGCAATCCGATTACGCGGCCGTCGATGACGGGCGGCGGCAAGCCCAAGCCAAACGACCTGAAGTCCAAATACGGCCTGGAGTAGATTATGCCCGATATCGCCAAGGCCAAGCGCAACGTCGGCCGCATGATCGATGGCGGCGCGTCCGAGCGCGAGATCGATCAGTATCTGGCCTCGGAGGGCCTGTCGGCGAAGGATCTGAAAGCCGCTCCCAAGCAGGGAGCTCCGTTCGAGCGGGGAGTGAGCGCCTTCAATCAGGGCGCCAGCTTCGGCTTTGCTGACGAGCTAGAGGGCGCGATGGCCTTCATGGACCAGTCGGGCCGCAACCTGACCCACCGCATCCTGCGCGAGCCGATTCAGCGCACCTCCAGGCAGGCCTATGATCAAGCCGTAGAGGCTCGCCGAGCCGACGATGCGGGCTTTGCCGAGCGCCGTCCCGTGACCTCTGGCGCGCTCAAGCTGGCGGGGGGCGTGGCGGCCCCTGGGTCGTTGGCCGGAGGCAAGTTCGTTGGCGCGGCGCCGAATCTCGCGGGCGCTATGACTCGCTCCGCGCTTGTCGGGGGGACTACTGGTGCGGCCTATGGCGCCGGTACTTCCGAAGGCGGCGTCAAGGAGCGCGCCAAGGGCGCCGGTGTTGGCATGATGACCGGAGCGGCCATCGGCGGCGCTCTTCCTGTTGTCGCTCGCGGCGCACAGGCTGGCGGACGCCGCATGGCCGGAGGCGCCTCAGAGGCAACCTCTCGTGTCGCGCAGGGTCTCGGCATGGTTCCGCGCGAACCTACGGAGCGTCAGGTCGCCCGCGCCGCGGGCAAGGCGACCGATTACGTCGCCAATCTGGCCCGGAAGGCCCCTGAGGGCTCGTTGTCGGCTAACCCTGTCGAGGCAGCCGGCAAGCCGATACTCGCCGCCGAGGCTCTGGGCCGGCCCGGCGTGACCCAATTGGCGGCCGTCGCCCGCCGAGCCGGCCAAACTCCGGACGCCCTGGAAAGCAACCTGACCCAGCGCGCCGCAGCCATGCCGGAGCGGATCCAGACCCGTCTTCAAGAATTGACAGGCATCACCCCCGAGGCGGTCGAGGGCGATTTCATCGCTCACGCCCAGCAGCTCCGTGCCAAGGCTTCCCCGTTGTACGATGCGGCCTACGCCAGCAACGCGCCGCAGAACGCCACCCTGGATCGGTTGCTGACGCGTCCGTCGATGCGCAAGGCAATGTCCCGCGCCGCGATCATCGCCGAGGAAGAGGGGCGCGACCCGACCGCTTTGGGCTTTGCCTTCAACGAGGCCGGAGACGTGGTTCACGTCCAGAAGCCGTCGATGCAGACCCTCGACTACGTCAAGCGGGGTCTCGACGATGTTCTCGAGGGTTACCGTGACGGTACGACCGGAAGGCTTCGGTTGGATGAGGGCGGACGAGCCGTCCTTGGCACTCTAAATGAGTATCGTGACGCCATCGCGCCTGCGGGCTCGGCCTATCGCGCTGCCTTGGATGCTGGTGGTGAGCCTCTACGCCAAGAAGAGGCTTTCCGCTTGGCTCCGAAGCTCTTCGGGGCGGCGGTGAGTGAGAACGCTTTCGCCCGCCGTTTCTCGGGTCTCACCGAGGCGCAGCGCGAGGCCTTCAAGGGCGGCTTCCTCAACGACGTCTATGAAAAGCTCCGGGTCGGGCGTCTGCGTCTGAAGGACGTCCAGACGCCGGCCTTCGCCAGCAAAGCTCGGCTGACGCTCGGCGACGAGGCTGGTCAGGGCTTCGTGGACGATGTGGCGATGGAGCTGCAGCTTGCCAAGACGGGCGGGCGCATGAACCCTGGCGCCGGCTCTCCGACCATGGAGCTGGCGGCGGCGGACGCCGAGCGCGAACAGGTTCAAAACGGCATGCGCGGCGCGCTGGGGAAATTCTCCCAAGGCAAGTATATCAGCGGGTCAGTTCAGGCTGTCGCATCGCCGATCGCGGGGGCTTATCGAGGCATGCAGGCTCCGATTGACCAAGCCACCCGCGATCAGGTCGGGCGGTTGCTTCAACTGTCACCGAGCGAACTCGACGCTGTCCTGGCTGCCGCTCAACGCCCGCCTGTCAACTACCGGGCGACGGGCAGGGCGGTTGGCCCAGCCGTTGGCCTTATGACCAACCAAGAGCATAGGTAAGCCACCCCACACCGGTTTTAGCCAACCAACTGATCATGGCCATGGTCGGGATCAGGATGGCCCAAAAACCGAACTTGCCGATCAGGTTCAGTTCCGAATATTCGCGGCTCTGTTGCTCGCCCCAAGTTTCGGGGCGTCGCCCCTTGATCACCTCGAACTCGGCATCGGTCACGAGCGGCTTTTTTTGCATGGCCCGGATTATGACCGAAAACGGCGGTTCGCGACAGTAGCGACCTGAAGCGGCTCGGAAGGTGTCTCACCACCTCCCGAGCCTTCCACCGAATGGACCGGTGAAGCCTGATCAGGCCCAGCCTTCCGTCATCACAGCAACGCTTGAGTCAATGGAGCAGGCAATGGACGCCTACGCCCACAATAGGCCTGCCCTGATCGGCCGCGCCCCGTGACGCCAGTCTGGATCGCGATCACCGGACTTTCGTTGGCCGTGCTGACGCTGGTCATCACCCTGATCACCCACTTGGTGGTCCACGCCTACAAGATGGGCCAGCGTGATCAGCGCATTACCGCCTTGGAGCAGCGTCCTCACGACACCGACTGCGCCACACAACTCGCCGCCCTGACCTCGACCCTGACCGCCTTCAAGGAAGACTCCGGCCGGCGGATGAACGCGGTGGAGGAGGGGATCACGGCCCTCCGAGAAATCAGGGCGGTTCAGCCGGTGGTGTCGTCGCGCACCCGGAACTCCGCCAAGTGATCGGCCGTGTCTGGCGGGCCATGCTCGCCGCCGCCGCACCCCGCTTCTGGGCTCAGGTCGGCGCGGCTCAGGCCCTGACCATCTTCGCTGCCGGAGTGGTCTGCATCCTCTGGCTCGGCCCCTGGTCGGCCGACGTCGAGCGCGCCCGGGTCGACGCTCTGGCCCGCATCTGCCTGGCGGTCCTGTTCCTCGTCCTCGTTGCCCTGGCCGCGATCACAGAGCTCCGCTTCGGTATCCGCGCCGGCCGCGACGGCTTCAACGCCGATGTCGAGCGCGACGACGAGCCCCATACCCTGGCCGTGTCCGGTGAAGTGACCGTGACGCCGCAAGCCCCCAAGGGTGAAGCATGACCACTGACCGCCTGGCCAAACACCGGGCGGTCGTCGCCCTTGTCGAACAATGCCTGACCGAGGGTTTCACGGCCCAATGGATTCCCGGCCCGGGCAATCGCCAAGCCGCTCACGAGGCCGCCAGCCGGTGGAAGAAGCTGGACGGCTCAGGGATCAGTTACAGCGGCTTCAAGGGCATGCTGGAGAAGGCCAAAGAGGCGGGCATCGAGCCAGACTGGTCGCTCTACAAGGCCTACCGCTACCAGCAGCCCATGGCGAAATACGACATGGTGCCGGCCCCCGCGCCGCGTGTGGTGCCGGCCCAAGGCGAGCCCAAGCGGGTTTTGGTGATCCCCGATCGCCACAACGACCCGCGCCACCCCCACCGGTTGGAGGTGTCGACTTGGATCATGCGCTACGGCTCTGAGCACCGGCACGACTACGTTGTCTGCCTCGGTGACGCCCTGACGATGGATAGCTGCAGCCGCCACGACAAGAACGACACCCTGCGGGGCCGCCACAAGCCCAGCATCCGCCAGGATATCGACAACCAGCTGGCGATGCTTCAGGCCGAGGAACTGGGCCGCGACCCGAGCTGGAAGCCCAAGAAGCGCAAGACGCGCGGCAACCACGAACAGCGCCTCTTCGACTTCGAGAACCAGCACCCGGAGAGCGAAGGGACGCACACCCACGCCTATGCGCAAAACCTCCTTCAGTTCGGCTGGCAGGAGTCGGCGTTCGGCGAGATCATCTACATCGAGGGGGTGGGCTTCACGCACGCCCCGATGGCCAACGGTCGGCCTCGCGGGGGGATCAACGCCCCCCGGGCCACCGCGATCGACCAATGCGAGAGTTTGGTGCATGGGCACACCCACGCGCTGAACATCCACACCTCCAAGAAAAATGGTCCAACCGACAAGGTCCACGTTATCCAGGCCGGTTGCGCTCTTCCTGAGGGGGAGATTGAACATTACGCCACTCATGGCGGCGCTACGGGCTGGAGCTACGGCATCCTCGATCTGACCGTCTGCGCCGGTGAGATCATCGACTTCGCCTGGGTCTCGATGCGGACCCTGCGCCAGCGCTACGCGACGCTGCTCGCCGCCTAACCACCCCCGCTTCATCGGAGACCGCGCCATGCCCAGCGTCTTGGTGTTCCTGCTGCTGATCGTCGTGCGCGATCCGGCCGGTTTGCATGTCGTCAACATGGGTCCGTTTCCGTCGAAGGCGTACTGCGAGGCGGATCGGGCGGAAGTCCTGACCAAGCTGCGCGCCCAAGGCGGGATCGTCGGGCCTAATGCCCGGGTCATCGCCACCGGTTGCATTTCCCCTGGAGCCCGCATCGCATGACCGGCTTCTCCCCCGAGCTGTTCACTGACGTCCAGCGCGACGAGGGCCTGCGTCTGCGGGCCTATCCGGACCCTCTGTCGCCCCTGGCGCTGGCTTGCATCAAGGCCAAGATTGACTTTACCCGCCACTACGACGCGCTGCCGGGCTGGCGGAAGCTCTCTGGCGATCCCTGGACCAACGGCTACGGAAGCACCAAGGGCGTCAAGCAGGGCGACGTCTGGACGATCGAGCATGCGCTTGAGGTTCTGGCTGAAGACCTATCGTCGCACTGCGCCGCCGCGCTCACCGCCTGGCCCTGGCTGGTCAACCTCGACTCGGTTCGCCGCGACGTGATCCTCAACATGGCGTTCAACATGGGGGTCAAGCGGCTCTCGGCGTTCGTCAACACCCTGGCCGCGCTCAAGGCCCGCGACTACGCCGCCTGCGCCGACGGCATGGGCGCCAGCCGATGGGCCAAGCAGACCGGCGATAGGGCGGTGCGCCTCATCGCCCAGATGCGGACCGGCAAGCGATGAGACAGTTTCGGGCGGGGATCGTCGGCGGGGCTGTGGGATCGGTCCTGACCCTTGCCGCAGTCACCGCGACCATCTTCCTGACCCTTCGCCACACCCTGCGGAACTTCGTCCGATGAAACTCCAGATCCCCGCCTTGTCCGTAGCGCAATGGATCGCGGCTGCGATTCTGATCCTGATCCTCGTGGTCGGCGAGGCTTCCTTCCTCTGGAGCTTCGATCCGTTCCACCGCCGCGCTCACGCCGAGGAGAAGGCCGTGACGGCGACCGTCCAGGCTGAGACCAACCAAGCCGCCGCGACGATCGCAGGATCGGCCGCCGTTGAGACCCGCATCATCCACGAGACGACCGAAAGGGTAGTCCATGACGTGCAGCAAGCCCCAAGCGCCTCTGCGCCGCTTCCTGACGATCTCCGCACCGCTCTGTGCGCTGGCCTTAGCGAGCTGCGCCACGGCGGCGAAGCCTGTACAGATTCCGGTTCCTCCGAACCTCGCTGAGGCCTGCGCCGGTTACAGCGGCCCCATGGCCACAGTCGGCGATCTGGCCACCTTCGCACTTCGCCAGGAAGCGGCCGTTCAGGCTTGCGAGGTCAAGCGCTCCTCGCTGGTCGACCTGATCGGGGCTGCGAACAAAGCCGCCAAACCACCTTCTCTCATCGACCGATTGCGCGGCAAACCCTAGCCGGGCCCGCCCGGCCGATCCTCTGACCTCGCTCGCCCCTCGGGCTTGAGCGCCAACCACGACCCGATCCCTCGCAACGAACCCCGTAGCCATCCGGCGCGGGGTTTTTCTATGAACGGAGCCCGCGCATGGCCGCTGGACGCATCATCCTGGCCTGCATGCCGGCGCTGGACAGCAATGGCCGCCCCGTCGTGGGCGCGCTGCTGAACTTCTACGACAACGAGACCTCGGAGCGAAAGGCGGTCTACGCCAACATCAACCTGACGGTTCCGCTGTCCAACCCGGTCGTGGCGGACGCGGCCGGGGCTTTCCCGTCGATCTTCGCCGACACCGACGAGGTCTACTCGGTGACCTGCTTCAGCCCCTTGGGCGTGATGCTGCCCCAGGCCGCCTACTCGTTCGTGCGGGCCGGCGTGGTCCAATCGACGGCTACCGCAGAGGTCGATCTGCGCGACTACGGCGCCATTTTCGACGGGCGCAACAATGCGGTTCCGATCGTTCAGGCCGAGGCGGCGCTGGTCGCTCTGGGCGGCGGCATCCTGCGCTTTCCGCCAGGGGAGGCCAACATCAACGGCGGGGCCATCGTCAAGAACTCACAGTGCGCGTGGGTGGGCGCTGGCAAGAACCGCACCCTGATCAACAAGACCGACAACCTCGGCCCGATGATCGTCAGCGGCAACGAGTCCGGCGACCAGTCCTCGCACATGTCCGGGATGGGGCTGTTCCACTCATATACGGGGATGGGGCCCGGCTTCAGCCTGCCGGTTCTCGCCGCCGACGTCGTCTATCCGATGACCACGGGCGCGATCCTGGACTTTCCGAACGGCCCCTATCGCGGGCTGTTCAGCGATCTTTGGCTGGTCGGCGGCCAGCAGCAGATCAGGATCCGGGGCGGCGCGCAGTCGCAGTTCTACGGCTGCGACACTTCGGGCATGTGGGACCCCGCAGTTCCGGCCCTGCAGCTCTCGGAGTCGGGCATCCGCGTTGATCCTGGTCCGCACAACGAGTTCGCCACCAACATCGACATCATCGCCTGCACCATGGGCGGCACGATCACCCAGCCGACTTCGCCGGGGGTCTATCCGATGATCACCTGGCCGGGCGGCTTCACCTCGACGGACACGGCGGCCAATATCGGCCCCAAGAACATCCTGGACATCCGGGCCTGCGAGAGTTTCCACGTCATCGGCGGCTATATCGGCTCGGCCGCGAACTTCGGGATCCGTTTCCGGCCGACCATCCACCCAGTCACCGGATTCTTCTCGCTTTCGGGCTTCAGCCTGGAGGGGACCTTCCTTGACGCCGCTCAGGTGGCCTTGGTCGGCATCGACAACCCGGACGGCGGAGAGCTCTACAACGCCGCGATCCGGCCCTCCGACTCGGTCCTGCAAACCAACGGCTGGACGGCCTTTTACGATGGCGATCCGGCCAACACCGGGATCACCGGCATCAACATCACCTGGGATGGCCCGATCCGGGCCTGCGTCGGGCCGGGCATCTTCGCGGTTCGCACGCGCGGCTTCGTCCATACCGGCGGCGGGATCACCGGTTACAACGCCAAGGGCTTCTACACGGCAGACGCCTATACGACCGGCCGCAACAGCGCGATCTGGTTTGGCGCGAATGTCGTCAAATGCCAGGCCAACGGGATCGTCGGCGGCAACGGCGCTTATGGAGCCGACGTCAAAACCGTCTACGGCGTCTCCACTTCGTCGCCCACCCAGGTCGGCACGGTGGGCCTGATGGACGGCGGCTGCGCCACGGCGCTGCGGGCCGGCTTCCCAGCCCCCACGACGACCCGCAACGACACGTCGAACTTCGGGATCACGCCCCGCGTCGACTCCTTGAGCTTCGACCACATCGGAACCCTGACGTCCTCGATCACCGGAACGTTCAGCACCACGGGGGCGGACTTCCTGGCGGCCGAGATGTACCCGAACCCGCTGCGGGCCAAGATCGTCCGCAACAGCACCGGAGCGTTCAACCTGAACATCGCCGGCGTGACGACCAAGGCCCTGACCGCTGTCGGGCAGTTCGTCGAGTTCACCTACTATCCCGGCGCTGGCTGGCGCCAATCCGATTACGGGACCCTCTGACATGGCCTTGATCTACCAAGCCGCACCCGGCGCCCATCGCTATCTTCGCATCGGCCAGCCCCGCACCCAGGCCATGGCCACGGCGCGGGGGCGAGACGACAATATCCCCTCGGTGAGCGAGGGAGCGACGCTGGAGGTGTTCCTCTACGAATACGACAGCAGATCGGCCCGGGAAGCTGGCAGGGCGCCGGTGCTGACCCTGGAGCGGACCTGGCGGATGGCCGAAATTGGCCTGCTCGAGGCCGTTGAGGTTCCGGAGGACGCGCGGCCTGCCTGGCGGTTGACCCCGATCTCGAAGGCCGACCTCTACGCACTGGTGTACGACAAGCTGCGCGAGGAATTCACGGGCGCGCAGGACGAGCTGTCGTTCAGCTTTCCGAACGAGACTTGGTCGCCGCCCGCCTGACCGGCTTGCAGTTACCACCTTCGCCGCCCCGTCAGCTTCGGCTGGCGGGGCTTTTGTCGTTTCAGACGTCGAGTGGCGCGCCATCCTGCTTTTCTCCCCTCGCGACGACCTGCAGCATCCCGTCCGGCAGCGGGCGCTGGAGCGCCTTCGCCTCGTCCCATGGCGCCCGCATCCAGACCTCGCGCTCCTCCTCGGTCGTGAGGACAACCGGCATGGCCTTGTCGTGGAAGGTGCGGACCGGTTCGGCGGAGTCCGTGGTCAGGAAGCCGAACGCCTCGATCTCCTCCCAGCCCTTGCTGATCATCCGCACGCCCGCATGTGGCGTCCAGACGCCGGCGAAGAAAGCGAGGGGGCGTTCTTCGTTTAGGGCGAACCAGATCGGCTTGAAGGTGCGGCTGACCTGGTCTGGCTCACTGAACGATGTGAACGGCACAAGGCAGCGGCTTTCGACGCCCAGCCATGGCGCCCAGTGGCGGCTCTCCGTCCTGCGGACGTTCGTCGTGCCCTTGTCAGGCTCCATGCGCAACACCTCGGCGAAGTCCACCTCGCCGCCCTTGGCGCGCTGCTTGTCGGCGCGCTTGGTTGCGTTTTCCAGGATCGCTTTCTTAGACGAGGGCATGCCCCAGCGCGCCCAGGCCAATTCGCGCTCGCCGCCGGCGGCCGTCCGTACGATCGGAGCCGGATAGTCGGGGAAGATGCCCGGGAGCAGAGGCATGTTGCCGAGCCGGTCAAGCAGGGCCTTGGTCGCCTTGGCGATAGCGTCCTGACTGGCGTTCTGAGAGTAGAGGTTGCACATCAGGGGGCCTCCCAGATTTTGACGTGCCACCAGCCGCCCAAGGCGTCGATGAACGTCTCAGCGTAGTAGGCCGCGTCCGTGCGTTCACGGACGTGATCTGGAGGAACATCCGACCCGCTCAACTCCGCATCGGGAGCACGGTTCGGCTTCGGGTTTCTCGTATCGCTCATGTTGCCAACCCTAGCGGGGCGACGACCGCTCGCCTACCTTCTCGATATGGCCGACAGTCCTGACATTCCCGATCCGCATCCCAGCCAGGTCGCCAAGGAAGTCTCCGAGGTGCTGGCTGAGTATGGCCCCGCGAGCACGCCCGAAGATTACGAACGCCTCGCCCGGGGCGCTGAAGCCAACCCGAGGGCCTATGACGGCGGGCCCGCCCTGGCGCATGCGGTGGCGGCCGAGCTGCGCCGCCGCGCCGACCATATGCGCCAAGGCGGGATCGGACCGCTTCTCTAGCCCTTCTTGAGGTAGCGCTCGACTTCGTCGGCGCTGACGCCAACGATGCTGACGGCCTGGATCAGGTCCTCTTCGCTGGCGCCGAACTTCTCGGTCCAGTACCGCACCTCGTGCGGCTCGTTGACGTTGACGCGGGCGCGGTCCTGAGCGCCGCGATCTTGCAGGTTGTCGGCCATGGGGTCCTCCTTGGGATGGGAGAATGCGACCCGGCCCGGCGAGGTTCCTCTACCCGGCGCGGCGCTCGCACCAGGTCGCCACCAGATCCTCGAGCACCGCGACCGCGACCGCTTCGGGCGCCTTGCGGCCCTTGGGCGCACGCGCCGATCCGAAGGCGCTGCTGACGGCGACAATGACGGCGGGCCCGGCCTGATCACGCTCTCGGCCGACACCTGGTGCCGCATGCCAATGAACTTCGGGGCGCGATGCACAAGCCCTCTTCTCGGTATTCGATATCGAGGCATCAGGATTTGGGTGGCGCGGGCCTTCGAGGATCAGGTGTTGTCGAGGGCGGAGGCGACAGCGCTGGGTCACACGGAGTTTCAGGATCTGACGCCTCCGGCCGCCCGAGGTTCGATCTAGCGCCTGTGGCCGATGACCTGCACCTTCGGCGGACCTTTCGCGCCGCAGGCGGTGCATCGGACGCCTAGGCGAAGCTCGGAAGGCCGCATCGAAGGTCCGACACGGGCGACGATCATGGCGGCCGGCCAGGTCACGCTGTAGCCGCACGCGCACCGGATCGTCAGAGACGCCAGTCGCCCCGTGCGGGGGTCCATATCGGCCATGGGTCAGATGCGACCCGCCGAGGAAAACCCGACGTCCTCAGGCATGATGCCGGCGTCGAGCAGCGTCTCAATAAGCCAAGCGCGGCGCCGGCCGGTGTCCGACCGGTCGAACCCGTCCTGATAGCCGCCCTTCATGAGGCGTAGGATCGGCATCGGGCCGCCGCATCCCTTGACCGGGCACGTGACGGACCTCTGGATGCGATCCATGGGCCAGGACAGGCGTCCACGAACGCGCGCGCCCAGCATCTCGCGTCGGCCCCAGGTGCGATCCATCCCGCAGTACTGGCACTTGAAGTGCACGTCGTAGCCCAGCTCGACGCAGTCGATCAGCATCGTCGATGCGACGTCGGGCTTCAGCTGTGCGGCCTTTCGCCGGTCGCTGGCGCTAGGTTCGGGCATCGGGCAGGTTCCGGCCGATCACGTCAGGTTGCCGGCTGACGGTGTAGAAACTGCGCTGCTTGGTGAAGAACTCCGCCGCGACGTCGAGGGCGGAGATGATCACGAACATCATGTGATAGCCTGGCCCCGACGGCCCCAGGTCCCGCAGCTTGCCTACACAAGCCTCGCGCGTTGGCCGCAGCCCCTCGAAGAACGCGACCCAATCGCCTGAGCTGCAGCGCGTTGATCTAGCGCTCATGGTGGCGTTCCATGACCAGGGCGAAGGCGTGCGACATCGCCCGCTGACAGGGGGGGAGGGATAGACATACGTGGCTCCAATGTTCCGCGAATGTTCTCATCCTGGCGCGGATGAGAGTCAACGGGTTCGATGAGCGCACAGGGGCGTCGATTTAACGCCGATCCGATGGCGCAACGCACAGCCGACGCACGATCGGCCTAAGCCTTTGGAATCCTTCCGGGCCTCCCACCCTCAAAATCCGGTTCCGAAAGGAGTGCCGGTTCGACCCCGGCCGCCCGCACCAACAGCCTTTTCAACGGCTTACGCCCGAAATGGGCCGCCAGATCGGCGGGCGCTGTGCGTTCCCTGAAGGTCGTTGAAACTACACGCTTTTCCCAGAATTTCCCAAGACCTCCATGTGCTCCGAGCGCACAACGAGCGCACAGAAGTTCCGGAATCGTTCACCCGATGATGGCCTCGGATTTGCGCGCCAGCGCGGCGTCGCCCTCACTGTCGGCCCAGAGGTGGCCGTAGAGGTCCATCGTCATGGTCAGGCTGGCGTGGCCGGCGAGCTCCTGGACGCGCTTGGGCGACAGGCCTTGTTCGATCCAGAGGCTGACGGCGGCGTGACGCAGGGTGTGCGGCCCGAAGGCTTGGACCGGCCGGTTCTTGCCTTTGGCGTCCGGCAGCATCTCCACCAGGCCGGCGCGGCGCATCAGCGGCAACCAGCACTGGCGGGCGAAATCGTTGTAGCCCCAGACGCCGCCGTCGGGGCCAGGGAACAGACGACCGGTCTTGCGAGCCCGTGACCGATCTCGCCCTTCGTGCACGAAGGCTGGCGACGCCCCGCGCCTGACCCGCCAGGCCTTGACCGCCAGTCCTGCGGCCGGTCCCACCGGGACCTTGCGGCGGGCCTTGGCGCTCTTGGGTGGCCCCAACTGCTCGTACTGCCGGCAAAGGCGCTCGGTGATCTTCAGCTCGCCCCCGTCCTTGCCGAGGATCGCATTGTCATCGGCCAGGCCCAGCAGTTCCGAGATCCGCAGGCCGCCGAACATCAGCAGGCGCGCTATGGCGGTGTCGCGTTCCGGGTGGTCGCCTTCGCCGGCCGCGCGCAGCAGCACGCCCAAGGTCTCCTTATCGGGGATCTCGACGGCTTCCTCGTCGTCCTGGCGTTTGATGGACTCGATCCTGGTGGCGCGGATCGGGTTGACGCCCAGCCAGCCCTTGCGGATGGCGAAGTCGCACCACGTGATCAGGTAGCGGCGCTGGCGCCGGGCGAGGTCCAGAGAGCCGGTGCGCTCGAAGATTGCGTCGAGGTAGGCCTGAGCCTTTGGCGTGGTGAGCTCATTCATTCGCTGGCCGGCGAAGGGCTTGTCGCTACGAAGGTGGCGTTCGATCGCCGTGGCGTAGCCGTCGCGCGTAACGGCCTCTTTGGCGCCGTTTTTCACCAACGTGTCGAAATGGCGGTAATGGGCTTCGGCGGCGAACATCAGGGTGACGGTCGACGAACCGACCACCCGGGCAACGCTGACCTCGCGGATCCATGCCTCGGCGTCGCCCTTGCGGTCGAACACCTTGGATATCCGCTGGCCGTTGGCGTCCTTGGTCGCGGCTCGCCATTTGACGGCCCTGGAGCCGTCCGCGCGCGGCGGTCCGCTAATCTTGCCGATGTTGGCCATGACGGACTATGGCTCCAGACCAGCGGGAGCCGTCAAGCCGCCCGTTCGCTTGCCAGGGTCTCGTCGGCGGTGAGCCACGCCTGCAGTTCGGACCGCAGAGCATAGATGCCCAGGCCCTCGCGCTTGCGGATAGGGCAGCCCTTGGCGCGCTCTCGGAGGTGCCGGACCTTGCGCTCTCCGGCCTTCCTGGCTTCCTCGTCCTCGCCGCCCCAACCGAAGAAATCAGCGATGGCCGCGGCGCCCTCCAGCAGGTCAGATGATATGCACTCCCCCATCTCACGCCTCCTGCTGGGACTTGGTGAGGGCGCGAGCCGAGTCTGAAATCTCTTCCAGACGCCGCACCATGACGATCTCTCCGCTATTTAGGCCTTGGTCCGCCCAATCGGCGATCTCGCGCAACGCCTCCTCCAGCTCCGCTATCCGCTCTCTGGGGTCTTGGTGGGCCTGGTTTTCCCGGAGCTTCTGCATCAGTTCCAGGGCCAGGGGTGTTGGCGGCGGATAGGTGACTTCCTCTTCCTCAACCTCCACGCTCGCGGCCTTGGCTTCGTCCTGGGCTTGGTGGATGGTGTCGATGGCAGCTTTAGCCAGCCAGTCGCAATAGGTGTAGCCCTCACGGCGCGCGGTTTCGGCGAAGAACGACGAGCGTGCCTCCATGATAGCGGCGCTCACCTTGTGGATCAGGTCGCTCATGGGTCATGTGTCCTTGGTGGGGGCGAGGGCGCGAGCTATGTCGCGCAGCCCCTCGCGGATCATGTGACCGGCAATCACGACAGCGATGCCGACAAACCAGATGCACAGGGCCATCTCAGTCTCCCTGCTGGGCGAGGGCGACGCGGACCTTCGAATGTTCGCCGGGTAGGATTTCGATTGGCGGCAGGCGGCCCATGACCTTCGGATAGAGCCTGTGCGCCAAGTCGAGGATTCCTTGGGCGGTCACGGTGTGGCCGGGCGCGAACAGAATGCTGTTGCTTCCGGGGCGCTTGTCGACGGACCTGTCCCACCACGACAGGGCGGAATATGGCGTCGGCGTGTAGCCGGTCAGTCGCCATAGCTGGGCCTTAAACTGCACCTGACCACCTTCCGGCGCTAGATCGCCGTCAAGGTATTCAAGGTACTTGTGTGCCATCAGGCCGTAGGCGTGTTCCATACTCGGGACGTGCAAATAGTGGCCCGACCGTCCGTAGCAGCCGAAATAGAACAGCTCGTTGCGCCAAGTCTCGATCTTCCCCATCTACTCGCTCCCTTTGGTGGGGGCTGTAGGGTTAAGGGCGACGGTGTCGACGACCATCTCCGTGGGTCCATCGCCCTCCCAGCCTTCGGGGGCTTGAATAGTCATAACCTGACCATCGCTCTCGATGACCTCCCAGCCCAAAGCAATCAGTGCCAAGACGCTCGGAGGGGTAAAGGCCTCTACATCGACATCCGGGTCGGTGTTGGATTTGCGCCGCAGCCAATCCTGATCGACCAGAATCTCCACCCGTGCGGGCTTGGGGGTTGATGGGGATAGGAGGGCGCGGGCGTCCAAGTGCTTTTGGACCAGAGTACCGAGTTCGGAGGCGCACCGAGAGAACGCCGCGCATCGGACATCTTGATCGTGCATGTCCGCAACTGAAGCCTCAAGCCGCCAGCTTGAAACCAGTTGGGCCAGGGGTTGCCACGCCACAGGCTCAGGCTCTCCTGTCTGCGAAGGGGGAGTTGGGGCGGCGGCACGGAATAGCTCGATGCGCCCGGCCATTACGCCGTTCGTCGTGGCCTTGCCAATGGAGCTTTCGGCGTTGGCGACATCACCCTTTTCGATGGCGTCCTCGGCCTTGCGGTTGTGCTCGCGCTCGTAGCGCCGGAACAGAGCTGCAGCCTCGGCTAACAGCGCATCGGCGTCGTCGCCATTGAAGGTGTGTTCCATGGTCAGTCCTTCCGGGGATCAGAGAGGCGGCGCTCGCCGTGGTCGCCGTGCCAGCGACTCCAATACGGTTCGAGCCAGATGATGAGGCCGCAGACCTCGGTGGGCAGAAGGGCGAAGCGTCGGCCCCAGCCGTTCAGCGGGCGCTTGTTCCACCTCATTTCGCGCTGCCGGTGTCAGGCGTTGTCGATGCGGTCGCGCCGAGGGCGGCGGACAGGACGGCACGGGCTTGGTCCGAGTAGGCCTGCCGCGCCTCAGAGACCCCCTGTTCATCCGCCCAGTCGGTCACTTCGCCAACGAACAGCATGGGGTTGGGGCAAAGGATAAGAGCCGCGCTTCTGACCATTTCATCGGTAATCGCGAGCGCAGCCGTCGCACCTACATCGGCCTCATCCCGCGAGCCGCTGCCCGGCCGGCCAAGCCCACCAGAGGAGCCCTGATCTTGCTCTCCTGTCTGCCTGGCAAGGATGGCTGAGACCGCGCAAGGCAGACAGTTCAGCGCCCGCTTGTCGCCCTCGAACATGACCTGACAGGCTACGCACCGGCTGATGTATGAGCCGGGCGCGAAGGCCCCGACGCGGCCGAGACGCTTGACCATCTCGTCGTTGTGTTCGGGATGAAGTTTCTCGCTCATGGCTCAGGCCTTATCTTGAGGGGTGGGGGTGGCGAGGGCTTCAGCGAAGTAGAAGATCAGTGCTTCGGAAGCGGCTTCATGGCCCTTGACCGTGTAGCCGTCGCCATCCACGACGAGGTGTTCCCTGAGGATCGCGTCGATTTCCGACCGAAGCTTGGTGAAGGTGTTGGCGACGCCCGTCAGCGCGGCCATGTCGATCTTCTCGGCCATTAGGTGTCCGATCCTTGTTGAGTGGGGAGGGCGGCGTGATAAGCCGCGATCTTTTCGACCATGTCGGGCGAGATCGGCTGAGCGATCAGAACCTCGATGGTCCAGCCTTGGGCCAAATAGCTCTCTGCTGCCGCGCCCAGCAACGCCTCACGGCTCTCCGCGAAATCGACACCGGATCGCGCGCTGGTCGTGGTCGTGGTGGCGTTTTTCTCGCGCTTAAGGATTGCGCCATGGATGAAGGGAATCTTGAGAGCCATCCCTCAGCCCTCCCTCGACCCGGTATCAGGGGATAGGGCGGCGACGATCTGGTCAGGCCAGATCCACCACACGGGGAACGCGTCTTCGTCCCGAGCGCGCTGCATGTCGGCCCCGCCACGGCAACGGCGACCGAAGCTATCGAAGCACAGGGCGGTGAAGTGGTGGCCGCGCCAGCCCTTGTTCTCGCCGTGTTGGGTGTCGTTGTACTCGTGGTGACAGGTCAGCCATGAGCTTGCCTTGTTGACCCACTGCTGGAAGTTGTCGAACGTCTGGTCGCCGAACGGCGCGGTGATCTTGACTTGCTCGCTCATTGGCTTTGCTCCCGGGTATCAGAAGGAGCGTTGTCTAGCGCCTCGTCAGCCATGCGGCGGACGTCAGCAAGAGCCTGGCCGCGCTGGGACGCGTTTACGATCTCGCCCGGCGTGCCGACGCGAACGCTGATGTCCACGAGAGCAGAGGACAGGCGGCGGACTTCAAGCTGACGGGTCTTGGCGCGTTCGGCCTCGGCCTCTAGGTCCAGCGATATGGCCCTGACCTCCTCTTTGGAGAACGGAGCGCGCTCGCTAAGTTCCTGACGCAGGCTTGCCACGAGGGCTTCGGCAGTAGTGGCGCGGTCACGGAAGGTGTTGAACCGGGCTTCCGACGCCAGCGAGAAGTCGCGGTTTTGAAGAACGGCGACTTCCACCAACCCGTGAAGCCGCTCCACCTCGGTCTCTGCCGCTTGGAGCTTGCCTTCTAGATCGGCGATGACGGCCGTCGCGGTCTCGTCGTGCGAGAGGCTGGCGGCGAAGTGGAGCCCGACCTTCTCGTGATCGGTTTGCGTCGTGGCGTGAAGATCTCGCCAGCGGAAGCCTGTACCGGTCAGGGTAGCGTTTGCGTCAAACAGCTTCTCGCCGAGCGATTTGCCCGGCGTCGCCGCCTTCGCAGTGCTCTCCAGGATGTCAAGTTCAGCCGAGCCGATCTCTTGGCGCTCTTCTTTGCTGGGTTGGGTCATGTCAGACTCCGATTTGAGGGGGCAGCCGGTTCCGACCTTTCGTGGCCCAAACGGGCCATCAGGAGCGCCGGCGCTGGACTGGAAGGGGGGAGGGCGTCATGCGGGATCGCCTTGACGCTGCAGCTCGCGCGCTCGGTGCTTGATCTTCGCCAGCGCCATGATCGCGGGACGCAACTCGGGCGCCGCCTGGACGTAGCCGGGCAGGCGCCGGTAACGACCGCCAGCGAGGGCGGGCAGCATCGACCGCGGAATCGCCTCCCAGTTGGACGGGTCGGTGTTGAGCCGGTCGCCGTCCAGGCATTTCAGGCACTGGTCCT